ATATCAAGACTCATATTCAATTATGGTAAATTCGTGGTAAAACACTTATTTTTTCAAGTGATGAACAGCCCTTAAATGCTGTATTTATGCGGATAATCGGATTTTCTATATCAAGTTTATATATAAGAGATTTAGTTACTTTATATATATACACAGCTGAGTGTGTAGTATATATCCCCACTGAACTGTGAATCAGGTTACATAGTGACGTGTGTATGTGATACACTTCTGAGTGTGTAAAAGGGAAACCCCCGCCAGCGATCAAACAAAACGGGGGTTTCTGGAACAGGCGTTCCATGTCCCAGCCTACAGCGAGACATGGAGGAAAGGCATGAAGTTCGTGGGATACAAGAACATGGACAGAGTGTATGAGAAAGTCTCCCAAGGTGCTTTATCCAAACTCAACTCGGGTAAGCGCGTCACGGACTCCTTCGCGCTCTCACTGCTCACCTACATGGCATTACGCGCGTGCGGGCCAAACGACCAAGCAGTACACAAAGGGGAGAAACCCTACTGGTGCTATTGGGGCGGTTGGAATGACGCTATGGACGATCTGGGAATGACGTTGCCCGATTATGAACCGACAAGCGACCCGGAACTAATCAGCGAAGAACAATACCGGCGTAACGCGGAGGGACTGCCGAAGCGACGCAGGACGGCATGGAACCGTATCGGCAGCGCCGCCAAATTCATGCAACAACGGGGCATACTCAAACTGTTGAAGCCGGCGAACGTGTTCCAGCAGAAGAACGCGATATGGCTGCTCTGTCTAGGCACGCCCACGGAGAATCTTCTGGCCGAAAAACAAGCAAGAGAATATTTCCATTTAGGAGAGGAGTAGCAATGGGATACCAGAACAAGCGTCACGCGGCCAAACTCTTCCAGACGGAATCGTTTTTCATCGACTCGGCAAACAGTCTCGAACGAGACGTTTTCGACTGCCTATGCGATATGACGCCAGACCCTCAAAGCAGGCCACCGTATAAGGACGTTCCCGATACGGTCAACGGCCCCGGCTCATGTCATGACATCGTGCCTGTTCCTCCCCGCTGCTATCTCGGTTACGCGACATGGGTGACGGAGAAAATGGGATTGCCCGAAAGCGAAGCGGAGCATGTACGCAAGGCATTGAAAACACTGGTTGAAGCCGGTTGGCTGTATGCGTTCAAACCGAGTGTATGGCGTATGCCTACGATGTGGCAGCTCGTATTCAATGACCGGTACGAGCCGGATATTAAAGAAGCATTGAAGGTGTGGGAGACCGGCGACAAGTGGGACTGGCATGTCTGCAATTGTGATTGGTTCAATCAGAATATGTTTCACCTGCATTATTTCGACCGGGGTCGAAAGCTGTATGGGAGTGTGCGCGAGGCCGCTCATGCCGTCACCTATCGGGGATGGGTCAAATATCTCAAGTGAGGTTGAAGCCTATGCGAGGGAATGCCTGGGCCTGAGCTCCTGTTAACGTTGAACATATAGGATATCAGGTCAATACCGGGAAGGAGAAGTCATGACCCTACTGTGGCAGGATGCGCGCCGCAAAGCGCAAGAAACCCTTGACAATTACTGGGACCACTCCTATCCGGTCAAGATCGTGAGCATATGCAAGGCCATGGGTGTCACGCCCTACACCGGTGAGCTTCCCGAAGGTGTCAGCGGCATGATAGTCAAGGAACACAGCAGCGAGCCCCGAGCCTACACGGAACGCACCGAACCACAGACAAGACGCAGGTTCACGCTCGCACACGAACTGGGGCATTTCGTGGAACGAGTCACCATAGCGCAGGACAACGATTTCGCTTTCATGGACAAACGTTCCGACGATTACGACATCCACGAATTCTACGCGGACGAGTTCGCCGGTGCGCTGCTCATGCCCGAACACGATTTCATCCAGAAAGTCAAGAACGATGGGATGATCGCGGCCGCAGCATATTTCGGCGTCTCGCTGGCCGCGGTTCGAAAACGCATGGAACGGTTGCGCAAGCACGGGGCCGACATCTGACATGGCGGATTATGACGACACCGGTTTCGACGCTGTGGAATCGCCGGACGCGGACCTAGACGCGGTATCCGGCATATCCTCCACGGATGCGAGCAAGACCGTGGCTGCTCGCGAATCAACCCGACGACGATTCTCATATACTCGACATCGTATGAACCCCTGCGTTTCCGTGACATAGAAAACCGCACCTCCAAATCATCGGACATGAATTACTCCAGTCCAACAATCGGGGTGCGGTTCACTGCGGGGGAGGGGCGGTGGTGTTTATTCGCGGCGGCTACTTGCCGGCCATGCGTACCGGGTTGTATGCGACTCCGAATCCTGCGGCGATGATGCCTGCGGCGGAAGCGATGAAACCGCCGATTTCGGGGGAGCCGAAGCTCATGAACCCGAGTCCGATGACCGAGGCGACGAGCGTGGCCACGTAGATGACGGTGCGTACCGTGTCGTTGAATACGGGAGTGTACGGCGTGGCCGTATGGTCGGGAATGTTGGTCGTGCCGGTTTCCATGATTTCTTCGAGTTGAGTGTCTAGTGTGTTGTCGGCCATGGTTGTTCCTTCCTGTTTTTTTTTAGTAGCCGAGTTTCTTATTGACCAATGCCTGCACGGCCGCGTAGTTCGCTCCGAGTGCGGCTTGGCGTTGAGCGCCGTTGCCGTATTCGCCGCGAATCACCGCATCCGCCAATGCGTTCAGGTCGGTGCTGCTGGTGCCGGTGCCTCCGGCGAGTAGCTGGTTGACGCGCGCCTGCACGGCTTCGTAGTTGCTGCCGAGGGCGGCTTTTCGGGCGTCGCCGACACCGAATTCGCCGTTGATGACGCGACGTGCGAGGCCGTCGATGTCGACGCCTGTGTTGGCGGAGGTGGCAGTGGTGTTGGTGGTGACTCCGTAGCGGGCGTTGACGATTGCCATGACCGCGTCGTACTGGCTGCCGAGCCGCTGCTTGCGTTCGTCGCCGTTGCCGTATTCGCCGCGGATGACGGCGTCGGCGAGCGCTTCGAGGTTTGTCCCGTGCGTGGCCGGTTGGCTTGGCGTGGGTGCCGGGGTTCCGCCTGTCATGCTGTCGTACCACTGCTGGGCTTTTGCCATGTAGGCCGCGTTCTGGGTGCCGGCGAGGCTGGCCGGGCATACGGTGGCGGTGAAGCGGGAGTGGGGGAACACGTTCACGCCCCACTGCGGGCGGCCGAGCCCGTAGTACTTGCAGATGGCGGCCACCAAGTGGGCGCCGTTGTCCAATGTGGCGTCGCTGATGGTCCACGGGCTGGTGTTGATGTCGGCGTGTTCGATGCCGATGCTGGTGATGTTGGCGTCCCAGTTGTCCGCTTGCCATGCGGTGTCGGCATCCCATACGAGCTGTCCGATGCGGCCATTCGCGTCGACCTGATAGTGGGCGCTGGCTTCGCGGGTCTGCCACAGGTTGTAGCAGTCGGCGATACTCAAATTGCCGGCGTTGTGATGGATGACGATCTTGTCGATGTTACGGCCGGAACGTCCGGGCGTGTAATGAGTGTTCATAAGAAGGTTCTCGTCCGCTTCAAGCGTGTCCCAGTTCTTCATGATTGTTCCTTTCGGTTGGTTGGGTTTTATGAGGCGAGCCATAACAGCAGGAGCAGCAGCAGTGCGAGCGATTCGCGCAGCCCGCCCAGTGTTGACAGCGCCGCCACGATGACGACGGCCAGCACCGCGAACAGGAGGATGGCGGCCAGTAGGTCGCGAATCGGGGGCTTCATGGCTATCCCTCCTGGAGGGCCTGTTTGATGTGCCGGCCGAGGATCTGGCCGAGTTTGACGGCTCCCTCCGCGGTGGGGTGAATCATGTCGGAGATGGTCAACCCACTGCCGAGCGCCCATACTTCGTCGGTCGCGTCGATGACCGGCACGCCCAGCGTCTCCTCGGTGAACAGGATTCGTTCCGAGGATTGCAGGGCCGTGAAGCTGTTGGTCATGATGGTGCCGGCCGGCAGGCCCGTCATGACCGGCTTGGCCTCAGTCGCAGCGGACCTGAACATGCACTGGAGCGCGTAGAGGATACGAGCCTGCGGGTACTTGGCCTTCAGCTCGTCGAACTTCGCCTTGTATGCGGCGGCGATCTTCGACAGGTCGGTCGCGGGCTTGGTGTCCGTCAGGCCGTCGAGCAAATCGTTGCTGTAGAATCCGTAGATGACGATCACTTCCGGCGTGTTCGCGGCGTCGGACTTGACGAGCGAGGCCAGACGGTTGGACTGCATGGCCCATCCACCCTGCCAGCCGGTCTTGTCGCGGGCGATGCGCGCGCCGCCGTAATACAGGTCGATGACCCTCAGACCGGTGATGGACGCGATCTGTTTGGACTGGTCGGACGGCCAGCTGGTGGCCGTGCCCGGGTTCGCGCCCGAAGGGTACGGGCCCATGTTGGTCCGGCTCGTGTCCGAGTCCACGATCAGCTGCGAGTCGCCGAACAGTGCGAGCGGGCCCTGACCCGTGGGCTTGGCGGTGACGGTCACCGGCACCAAGGCCACGACCTTGCCCGCATGCACTCCCATGTTCGTGGTGCCCGCCTTGAGGGCGTTAACAGTCAACTTCCCGTTGGCGGCCTGCGCCGCGACGATGGTCCTGTCGGTAATGCCGACGGTCACCGACTGGTCCGCGCCCTCGGGCAGGACCTTGACGTCGAGGGTCCCCTTCTCACCGACCCTGAGGGTCAACGATTCGGGTGTGACTTGAATTGACGCGGGCAGGGGCGCGGGCAGCGTGGCCTCGCCCAAGGCGCGTGCCTTCGCGCCGGAAGCGGTGGCGTGCACCACGGTCACGATCTGGCCCTTACCGCCTTGGATGGTATTGTCCGCAGGCCAGTCGACCCAACCGGATGCCCTGTCGCACACCGTGTCGTAGGCGACTGTCGGCTTTTCGCTCGCGCTGGTCACCATGTAACGGCGCGTCTCGTCTGAGGCGGGTGCCTTGCTATCCTCGACCGTATAGCCGCCGCCCTGCTTCGCGGTGGCCGTGATGGTCAGAGCGGAGAGTCCGGGCGCGGCGGTCACGGCGATTGGGATGATCTTCGTGACCGTGCCTGCGGTCAGTTTCAGACTCGTGGAACCTGGTTTGATGCCTGTGATTGATACGGTGCCCATATTGGCCTCCTTTTTTGGCTTGTCCATGATGAGTTGCTATTGGGCGATGGTTGCGATGGTCTTGTCGAGGATGACAGCGGTGAATTCCTGCGGCGCGTAAGCTGGCAGCACGCTCACGTCGAGGGTCGCTGTCTCGTCCACGCTCAGGGTCACCGACTCCGGTGACACGGTAAGGCCGGTCGGTTTCACGTCGCCCACCACGGCCACCGTCCCGTCCCCGGTGATGGCGGTGAAGGTCTGGTCGGCGGATGCGGGCAGTACCCTCACTTGGAGTTTCAGGCTCTCGCCCGCGCGCAAGCTCAGCGCGGTCACGGTCGCGCCCGACCCGTCCGTCACGGTGATGGACTCGGGCGCATACGCGGAGGCGATGGACGCGGCGGCGCTGGTGAAACCGTCGATGGTGGCCGTCACCAGAATGGTGCCGCCATGCCGCCATGTCAGCGTGTTGCCGCTGACGGTGCCCGTGCTCGTGTCCCTGCTCGTGAACGTCACGCCCTTGGTGGTCAGCAGGTCGCCCACATGACCGTCCGCATACGTGGCTTTCGCCCCCAGTTTCAGGGTTCCGGATACGGCCAGAGATTTGGGCAATGCCTTGCCCTTATCATCCGTGACCTCGATGGAAACCACCGCGTCCTTCGCCACAGGCCATACGAGCCGGCCGTCCAGCATCGCGTTGTACGTGTGACCGCCCAATAATGGTTTGCTGATACGTTTACCGGCGTATAAGGCTGGCATGGTCAGGCCCCCTTCACAGTGGCCTTCTTGGCCGTGGGTTCCCCGGTGGTGTCTTCGGTGGTGCCGATGTCCGTGGTGCCGGTGGAAGGCAGTTCGGAGGAAGCACTCTCAGCCTTATCCTTCACCGCCTGCACCGCCGAATCAATGGCGGCGATAGCGGCGGCACCCTTCTCCGTGACCTCCTGAACCTTATCGGTCACGTTCCGCGCATCCGACTGGACGGACTGGACATGCTGCTCGATTTCAGCGGCCGCAGAATCGATGCGCGCCAGCACATCACCGCTCCTCGCTTTCACGCCCTCAACGGCGGCGGAAACCTCACCCGCCTTCGCCTTCACGGCATCCACGGTGTCGGAAACCTCTACGGCCTTCACCGACGCGGCGGCGGAACTCGACTGCGCGTTGGACGCGGACGACTTCGCCTTATGCGCCGCATCCTCGATCTGCGTGTTTAACAGGGTGGCGTTCAACGCGGCATGCTGGACGCTGGCGAGGGATGCCGCAGCCACGGAAGCGTTCGTGCTCGCCTCGCTGGCGATGGACTCCAAGGATGCGAGCACGGCAGCGGCCTTGGCGGTCGAAGCCGTCTCATCGAAGATAATCAGCTTGCCCGGATTTGCGGCGCTCAACGTTTCCGCCTCCGCCTGACTGGCCGCGTGCATCACCTGCAACAGGGTCGAACCGGTCAAAGCCTTCGGCACGAACGTGGCGGCGTCCACCTCCACGAGGTCCGCGTACTCGACCTTGGTCCGAGAATCGGGCACCTCGACGTAGCGCGTGTACGCCTGCGGCGTGTCCGCCAGCTCCACGACCTGCCAGACGAACGCGCCCGTCGTAGGCAGCAAGTCAACCGTCAACTCACCGGTCTCGGACAGGTACGCATCGAACGAGGCCGCGATGACAAGATTCTTCGCCGCGTCGAAATGGCGACGCACCGGCCGGAACCGCATCACGCCGGTGACCGGGGCCAAGCCTCCGGTCTTCGGCTTCCTGATGCTGATATGGATTTGGGTCATTACTACTGCTCCTTATTGGATTCGGTTATGGTTTCGGGTGCCACGTCCGGGCGAAGCTCGTCCGGCAGCGAAGGTTTCGGATGACGTTTCAGAAACTCCGGTTCGACAAGCTCGCAGAACGATTGCAGCCAATGGAACAGGCCACGCACATAGGCCACGATCTTGAAATACTTGCGTTGCACCTCCTCCAAATGCTGGATTTGGGTCTCCTGAAAAGCGACCTGCTCACGCAACGGGTCGATGATGCTTTCCGTGAGAATCTTCACGGCCTTGTCGGCCGCGTCGGCGGTGATGCCGTCGATATCGGCCTCGGTTTTCCTGCTGTTCGACCACGCGCCGACCAGTCCGCCGATGCCGCCACCGCCGAGGAGCGCGAGAATCAACGCGCTCCAAAACTCGGCGCTTGAAAACAGGTCATGAAAAGGGGACATTCAGTGTCCTTTCGAATATGGGAAAGCCCCACACGATATGGTGTGAGGCTAAGTCAACTGACTATCGTCAGGCGTTACGTATTATGCTTACAACAAACGGCAAGGCGGGACACGTCCACTTCACGCCATACGCAACCGCGCATAACGCGAAACACCTTCAACCCCTAACGATGCGTCACGCCAACGCAGACTATTACCAGACGAATCATTGCCGACAATGGAAACCGTGCCCCAATGAAACGTCGTGAGCTTCACCGTGTACGAGCCGTAAGGCAACCGCACAGAACCGGAAGCAACCCACCTCAACGTGCCGCCGTTCTTCTGCGGCGACGTGGAACACCAATACGCTTTACGCTCACCGTTCGCGTCCAAGAAGTCGAACGCCATACTGTATTCGCCGGTACCGCTGATCGCGGCCGCAACCTCGCACAGGATAAGCCCCCCGCAAGTAACAGTCGCAGTCTTCTCAAGATAACCACTCTCAGGCTCAGTCCCAGGGGTACCACTCCACGTGCTCGACCACTCAAACAAGGGGGAGCATCCGCACCCCGGACGCGCAAGGATGCCGGTGACGATGGCGACTTTCGCGTAGGTTTCCACCACGCACCTGTCACCGGCTCGGGCTCCCACACAATCCGTGGTCATCTGCAATCCCATGAGCGTGCCGCCGCTCATATCCACGTCAGCGGTCCAATACCCTCCTGTGTCGTACACCGTGTTGATGGTGCCGATGCGCGTGATGGTGGCTTCCGCCCCCACTTGGGAGGGCATGATTTCGGCCAGACGATTGCCGGCCCTTATCAGGTTCGACTGCATTTATGCCTTCACTGTTGTTGGTTCGCTTGGACGCTGGAAGGTACGGGCCTCGCATTCGATGGGAATACCGGCCTCCAAAGTGATATTCTGCGCGCGTATCGCAAACCTGCCGGAAACCGAGCCGGTCGGATACTCCAAGTCCACCACGTCGGTCAGATTCAAAGGAGCGTACACGTGCGTGAACGTGACCCTGTGAATCACGGATTGTTCGGTGCGTAGCAGTTCCAACGCCTTGTCCGAGGCGAGTTTCCTGCCTTGCTCGTCGGTAGTCACCTCGTCGGGGATGCTGGAATACTCGTAGGCGTGAGCCACCCTGCGGCCACGGCTGACAGTGCTGAACTCCGAAGCCGGGTCATCGTCAATCGCGGTCGAAACGTATTCCTTGTCCGTGTTGTAGTAGGTGACCTTCACCACGTTCGCCACCTCACGCAGGTCGCGTTCGTCGGTCATGGTGGTGAGGAACGTGGCGTTCGCACCCTCCTGAAACGTCCATTTCGGCTGGCGTTTGCCCGGCTCCACATACTTCTCCAATATGACGCGCCCGTACTCGTCGGTTCTCGCACTGGAGTATCCGGCCAAATCCAAGAGATCGTTCACCGCGTCAAGCTTGGTGCTGCCCTTGTCCTTGTCCTTATCGGACCTCAAACCGAACGTCCAATTATCCTTCAGCGTGTAATTGCCGGGATTGTAGGCCGCGACCTGAAGCCCGCATCCCTTGAGGATGTCGGCGGCGGCGGTCACGGCCTTCTTGCCCTTGCCTATCGTTATCGGCGACTCGAACATGTCGTCATCGACTTCTTGCAGCAGCCCGTACAAATCCAGTTGGCTGGAAGATTCCTTGCCGTTCACGCTGCGCTTGGGGATGTTGGGAAGGAACGTGCCCAACGGCACACTTGCCGTGGAACCGTCATGCCACGTGCAGTCGGCCCATATCCGTAGCCGGTCGGTGCCCAGGTCGGTCGCCCCCTCCACGGTCAGGGAACCGGATTCGCAGATATTGGTGTCCTGGTTGCGTTCGATGCTGCCCCCGGATATCACCCAATCCAACCGTCCGGTCTCCAAACCCGTGTTCCTGTTGACTCGCATCACACGGTAGGCGACCTTGAAAGGCTTGCTCCAATCACTCATAGGACGGGCTCCTCCCATGTCAATTGGGTCAGGTCGGCGGAATAGCTGATGTTCTTCTTGTCCGCGATGTCAACGCTCACGGACTGTTCCGCCTTCACGTAGACACGCAGGCCGGAAGGCTCCCGATACCATGCGTAAGGGTATCCGTCAGCCAACGAGAGTATCCGCAGCCACAACGCTTGGTCCCACTCCCATACGCCGGTGACGCTCACCGTGGAATCCAACTGGTCCAATTCGTAGCTGGAAGGCAGAGCATTCGCCCCGTCGCCCCGCGCGAAATGAAACTCGCTGGTCGAATGGGAACGCTTATGAGACACCGTGTTGTTATAGCCGAGCAATAACGTCTGACCCGCATCCGTGCCGAAGTTCAACACTCCGAACCCGGATTCGATGCGCGCGTCCACCATGCGTGCGATGGTCGTGCCCATAGCCGAATACGCGACCACCCTGTAATGGAAGTCGGTGTTCAACGGGGGAATGGGGTCCACGGCCAACTGCTGGTCCAACAGGTTCGAGGCGATAAGCACCTCCGAACCGTCAGGCATGACACGGATGACGGATGCGCTGACCGTCTCCGACTGGCCTTCCTCCGGCACGCCGAACGACACGATGACCAACGCCGCGTAATCATTGTTCGACTCTATCGCGGCCATCGGCTCGGCCGGGTCCGGCCAGTCCACGTCCCTCACGACGCTCGTGCTGGATTCCAAGCCGGAACCGCCGCGCACCACGAGCGTGATGGTCAACGTCGAATTGTTGTTCGGCAGATACTGGCTTGCGCCGATGCTCAGGCTTCGCGTGGAACCGTCCATCGTCTTCCGGTATTTCTCCACGCCGTCCGACTGGATGATGAGCGTCTGCGAGCTGACGCCCGTATCGTCCGCCACGGTCCACGCCACGGTGAACGGTGTCGCCGTAATGGTGCCGGAAGGCTTGTTGATGCTGATGTTCGGATATTTCGCGACCGTGAAGGTCACGTAGTTCGACCATGCGCCCCAGTCGGCGTGGATGCCCTTGGTGCGCACGCGAATCCTATACGAGCCGCAGCTTTTGGGCGTGCGCTGATAACTGGTGTTCGTGGTCTGCTCTTCGATGACCGTAACGTCCGAGGGGTCGGTGACCTCCACCTGCGCGGCGGATTGGGCGGAACCGTCAGGATGATTCGGTTTCCAAGCGACCGTCATCGGCTGATTGACAACATACGCGCCGTTCTGCGTCGGGTTCAGAATCGTCGGCGCGGAAGGGGCCACGGCCGTCTGGATAGTGTTGCTGTACGTCCAGTCGGAGAAGAGCGTGGTCTTGGAGTTGTCATCGCCGTAGACAGGTCTTCCCACTAACGCCGCGTACTGGACTTGGCCCGCAGGAGCTGCGGTGTCGGTCCACGTGACGTTCTGGATTCCGTTTATGTCGGGAAGCCAGCCTTCGGCCGTCGCACCGGGGGTGCCTCCGGTTATGTCGGCCCATTCGCCGCCGTTCACCCTGCGCCGCAGTCTGATGCCATACACATACGATTTCGACGCATCCACGGTCACGCGCACGGACTGTTCGGACAGTTTCACCGCGTTCACCGCCACGGGGGCGGCCGGCGTCGTGTAGATGTAGCCCGAGTACACATGGTCGGACACTCCGCCAGGGTTCTGGGCCGCGACACGGAACTGGTATCGGGCGTTCGCCTTCAACCCCGTGTACGAATAGTTCAAGGCGTCCCAGTTCAACGCCTTGACCAGACCCCACGCGCCTTGTGTGCCGCCGTTCAAGCCGACGCACTGGTCTGCGTAGATCTGCTTCCAATATTTTCGCGCCGCATTATCATAGTTCGACTGCCATGCGGCCTTCACGCTTGAATCATTGACCCGCGTCCATGATACGTTCTTCGGCGGGTTCGGTTTCGCATACGTGATGCCGGGAACCGTGAGGTTCACATGCGCTTCCGACCGTCCCGGCAAACCATATGGGATGTTCAGGAACGCGCGGCAGGAGAACGTCTGCGCGGACTCCTGCTTCGTGACGGTCACTTGCTGGGTGTGTAAATCCACGTCGCCGTTGAAGGACCGGTAGCCGAAGTTCACCGTGTTCGTGCTCGTGCTCACGCCATTGACCCAAGCGCCACCGGACACGGCATCGGACGCCACCCAGCGCGACGGGTCGGTGCGACGGTAGATGATGTGCACGCCTATGACGGCCTGTGTCGCGTTCTGCGAGACGATATCGGCTTGTACGCAGCAACGCCAGCCGCCGCCGATGATATTGCCGGCACCTTCAACCATGACAAACCTTTCTTGACGATGTTAGGAAACAGGAGGAAACCGTTGCAAGCTGAAACAAACTGGCTTGCAACGGTTCTCTGACGGTCAGCGCGGACGCATGTTGCGTTTCCGGGTGGCGGAAGCGACAAGGGTTTCCACCGCGTCGGCTATCCTCCGGTCGGAGGACTCCACGCCGTTGATAGTCACCGTGTTGTTCGTCGTGTTCCCCGTATTCGCGGGAAGTTCGACCTTTATCACCGGGTTGACTTCGACATTCCACGAGCCGTTCGCCGTGGATACGCGGCCACCGGTCGCATACGCCTGAGACTTCCTGCGAGCGTTCAACGCGAACGCGGACGGTTGCATGGCTTTCTCCACACTGCCGACCGCGTTCAACGTGTTCAGGAAACTCCTGCCATACACGGCGTCAATCTTCTTGACGGCTGCGGCGCGAAGCACCATCTCACCATTGGACAGCATCGCCGGAATCGAATCAGAAGTGGAAGTACCGGGACCATAGATACGACCACCGGTAGCGGCGGAGACCTTGCCATCACTGCTGTGACGAGTGACAATATCCACATAATTGGTGGCAAGAACAGTGCCGGACTGCCGACGCCAATACTGGAACGTTGTTTTCACCGGATCATCGTCGCCCTGCACACGACCCCATGCTGTGGCGAGAGTCATGTTGTTGTACCATGCGGTGTCACGGAACGCCTTGCGTGCACCCTCGTTCTCACCTTGAACGCGACCCCAAGGCCGTGAAATGGTCACACCGTCATACGCTGCCGTGTCCTTGAACGCTTGACGAGCCTGCTCATTCTCTCCAAGAACACGACCCCACGGGCGGGCGATGGTCAACCCGTCATAGAACCTGACCTCTTGGAACTTCTCGTTGGCGTCCGTATTGTCGCCATCCACATACGCTTTCGCGCGTGCGATAGGCTGGCCGTCAAGAGACTGATAAGTAGCGAGCTTCACCTGAGCGTCATCATCGTCGGCGTCGATGTTGAAGCTGACGCCCTTGGCGGCGGGAACCTTATTCTTCTCCACGTCCTTTATCTTGCCGGAAGCGTGGTCGATACAGTCGAGAATCCACTGTATCTGCTCGTCGGTCAGGTTCAGATAGCCGAGCTCGTCCCTGACCTTCTGCATGCGCTCCTCAGCGTTGCCCTCACCTGAGAACAGCCACTTGTAGGCTTTCTTGGACATGCCGAGAGCAAGAAGATTCTCCTTGACCTCGCCTGTCTCCCAGCGAGCATTGCCCTCCGCGTTCAACAGCAATGTGAGGTCCCTCTCGGACAAGTCGCCTTTCATCAGCTGCTCAACAAGACTGAGAACACCGTCCAACGTGGTGACCACTCCAGCTTCACGTAGCCGGATAACGATCTCTTTCTCACCATCGGTCAGACCGGATATGCCCTGCATGAGCTTATCCACCGCATCTTGGGCGATTTCCGAATGAGCGGTGATCGTGGTACCCACATCAGAGGGAATCAGACCAAGCGAATCAGCGTACCTTTCAGCAGCTTCCTCACTCATGCCAGCGGCCTGAGCCTGCTGCACGATGGCCTCACGCGCCTCATAAATGGAGTTTGCGGCCTTCTGCGTGTACTCCTCCACCTGACCGTTCTTCTCACCATAGGAGAGAAGCTGATGGGCGGACAGCAACGCGGTAGCGGCCACATCCTTCATCGCCTTGTCGGTGCGCACATAGGCGGCGTTGTTGGCGTCAGCCAGTTCGCCGTTTTCCTTGAACGCCTGACCGTTCGCCTTGACCGTCGTGGCGAGCGAGCTGAGCTTGTCGGACAGCGCGGAGGAGGAATCGGAGATCTGTTCGAGGGAACGCAGATATTTCATCTGCTCCTTGACGGATTTCTCCAAGCCTTCCTTGTGCTGCTTCTTCAACGCCTGCAACAGCGTGTCGGCGGCGATGGCGGCATCGGTCTGCTTCTCGACCATCATACCGTACTGGTCGCTGGCCTTGTATGTCTCCTTGCTTTGCGCCTCCAACTGTTTGACGAGCTTCTTGTAGCCGGCCTCGTTGCCGCTGACCGCATCGGTCAGCGTACTGGTATTGATGCCCAGACGTTTGGCCGCGTCGGCTGCGGACGTGTAGCCGCCGCTGACCTTGACGAGCCATTCAGTGACCGCGCCGCCACCGTCCTTGCCGAACAGGAGCGACGGGTCATCCCACTGTTTCGTGGTCTCCGACTTGAAATCGTTGAACGCGTCCGCCGCCTCCTTGGCGTTGGACTTGATGCCCTTCATGCCGTCGATGACCTTGTCCATCGCCTGCTTGGATGCTTCCGCCTTCGTCGTGTAGTCGGATATCGCATTGCCGATGACGGCGATGCCCGCGCTGATTCCCAGACCGGCAACCGTCGTCCAGCCGCCGAACGCATCCCACAGGTTCTTCACGCCGGTCTTCAACGAACCGAACCTGCCGGACTGCTGTTCGGCCTGCTCCCCGGCCGAACGGATGGAGGCGATGGCCTGACCGTTCGCACCGACCAAGCCGCCCATGTCCTTGGAAGTCTCCTTGGCAGCGTTCCCCGGAAGGAGCAGCTTCTTCGAGTTAGCTTCCGCCGCCATGCCGAGGGAATTGACCTCGCTGATGGCACCGGACAGAATACCCGCATAATTGCCGGAACGCAACTGGTTCATCGCCTTAATCAGGGTGCCCATTTTCACGGACGCCTGTTCGGCGCTCAAACCCAGTTCGCTGAGCATCTTCTGGTATCGCATCGTGGACTGGATGTTCTGCAACATGCCGGTCTTCAACGACTCGAACGCCGTCTTGCCCGCACGACCGAACGTGGCCCACAATGTGATGATGCTTTTCACCGGCCCCGGCAGTGAGTCGAACGCTTGGGCCACGCCGGTGGCACCCTTGGCGATGGTGCTGATAAGCGGGCTCACGGTACGCAAAGCGGACGCGAACGTGCCGCCGAACGTGCGCGACAACTGGCCCACCATGCTCGCCAAATCGGAGAACATGGGGCCCGCGTCACCCACCGCGTCAAACACCTGGCTGAACCCGTCGCGGACACCGGAACTGAAATCGCGGATTCCACCACCGGACTGCTGCAACACGCGACTCAACCCAGTGATGCCCTCGCCTACGATCTGGCCCGCGTCACCGAACACCGCGCGAGTGGTGTCCTTCAACGAGTACGCGGCGTCGCCAATATCCTTGAAAGCGTTGCGCATCTTGTCCTGCGCGTCCTGCGCACCAGCGCTCCAAGCCTCCAAAGTCTCTTGGAACTTGATGGTGTGAACGGCCTTGTTGGCTTTCTCCAAAGCCTCGGAAAAACCTTGGATACCGTTCTCGGTCTTCGCCAGAGTACCCAACGTGCCCTCAAACACGCCTATCAGGTCGAACACGGACGATTTCAGATAGCCGCCCTGTTCGATGGCCTTTTCCATCGCCTTAGAGACTTGACCGGTACGTTCGGCGGTATCCACCCAGTTCGCCCACTTCTCGGCCACGTCGGAAATGTAGGAGGCCATGCGGGGCAGATACTGGCTGGACTGGTCGCCCAAGCCGAGGAACGCGCGGGCCAGTGACTGCAAGCCCGGGTTCAGTTCGGACACCGCGAGACGAGTGTTCTCGAAGATACGCGGTAGTTGGTCGGCCTCGTTCGACTGGCGCACCACGTCGATAAGCCCGTTGAGCACCTTGCCTTCCTCGACGGCGATACCGTTCAAACCCTTGGACAGTGAGGGGGCCACGTCGTTGGCGAGACGGTACAGGTTATCCCCGTACTCGTTCCAAGCGTTGTCGCCCAACTCCTTGTTCAGGTTCGCCAGCGAGGTCTTGGTAACATCGAACTTTTCCTTCAAATCACCGAACACCCGGTAGCCCACGTAGCCTGCGGACGCCAGACCAGCCAACGCGGCGGGAGCGGCCAACGCGGCCTTGCTCATGGACACGAGGCTGGCACCGACACCGCCCACGGTACGGCCGAGATTCAACAGGCCGGCACCCAACGCGGTGACGCCGGCACCGAGAATCGACCACTTGGGAACCACCTTGTCGAGCTTGTCGAACAGGTTCACAAGATTCTGGAACTGGTTCTGCACGCCCTTCAAACCGGTCGCACCGGAGGTCATGCCGGAGAAAATCTTGCCAAGGTCAGTGCCCTTGAAATTAGCGAAGATATCAACGGTGCGCGGACGGGTGAAGTAGGCGAGATGGGCTCGGGCCAACGCGGTCTCCAAGTCCAAATCCATCTTCAGCTCGTCATGCTTGTCCTCGAATTTCTTCAGCTTCTCCTCGGCCCGACGCATTTGCAGGTCGAGGTCGGCTTCAAGCTCCCAACGACGTTCGGGATTGGCTTTGATCTTCGCAGCGGTCTCACGCATCGACGCGATGATTCGTTCCTGATCGACCTGCCAGTCCACGGGAATGTCGAGGCGCGTGTGACGCAGACGGTTCAGACGTTTCTCAAGCTTGTCGGCGTTGTTCTCCCACACCTTGACACGGACGTTGACCTCATGCTCCCGGTCGAGTTTGGCGCGCAGCTTCTCCGCGTCATACATCAGTTCCGCGTATTTTTTGTCCCATTGGGTCTTATTCAATGTGGCTTTGGCGGTGATCGGCTTGCGGGATGCGAAGTCGCGCAGCTTCTTCAACTGGTCGAGGGTGTTGTTGAGTTCCTTGCCGAGGTTCTTGTCGATGCCCATAGGCTTGAACTTCTGGAACGCGGTGGCAAGCGCCTTGACCTGAGCTTCCTGCTCGTCAAACAAGCTGGTCAACTCGCGGGCCGTAGCCTGCTGCTTTGCCATGATGCGTGAGGCGTCGGAGGCGTTGCCAGACAGTCCGAGGTACTTCTTGCCGGTGACGGTGAGCTGCTTGTTCAGCAGCTCGTGGGTCTTGGTGGTCTTGTCCAACGACTTCTTGTACTTGTCGGACTCCATGCGAGCGGCCTTGAGATTGCGCTGCATGTTCTTGACGAAACCGCCCGCCTCGTCCATCTCACGTCGGAACAGTGCGACGTTCTGCGCGTCGAACAGGTCCTTGTCGCGCTTCAAGTCGATGGCTTTGAAAGTATGGTCGTACTTCTTCTCGATATCGAGAATCTGACGGCTCGTGTTCGCCAGCTCCTCGTTGAGAGACTTGGTTTCCTTGGCGGAACGCTTAGCCCCGTCCTCAAGCTTGGCGAGCAGCTTGTCGCGCTTGCGGTAGAGCTTGTCCACCTCCTCCTCGTACTTCTTCTGCTTCTGACGAATATCGGCAATAGCGCCGAGAGTGTTGTCCAGCCAGTTCTTGCGAACGTCGGCTGCGGCCTTGCGGTTCTTGTCGCGCAGCTTGTCGAGGTCGCGCCCGTAGGAGGAGTCGTCGATGTTGAAATGGGAGACGATGGGCTTGTTCTCCCATTCGCGCTGGATGCGCTCATGCTCCTTGCGCAACTTGCGTAAACCGCTGTCATCGCCGTCGATCTTCACCACGTTGGTGAGGGTCTTGCCGTCAAGGTCGCGCATCTGCTCCTTGGCGCGTGCGACACCCTTCGTGTTCACATCAACGGTGACCTCAGGGTGACGGGAATGCAGTTCCGCGTTGAGAATCTTCCAGAAATTATCGGTGTCCGGGCGAATATCGACGCCGACCGCGCCAGCAGTATACAAGGCCATGAGAAAACCTCCGGGAGGATAAACGAAAACCCCTCGTGGAATGCGAGGGGTTTTCTGTTAAAAACTGTTGCCACCGAACACGGCACCCAACATGCCCGTGATCTGGGCGAACGACTTGCCCGCCGTGGTGAACGACTTCGACGCCATCGAATCGGGCTTGTCCACCACTCCGGGCGGGTTGATGGGACGGGGCTTCATCTTCTTGTCGCCCATCATCCGGGCGAGCATCACCCTGAGAACGTCAAGCGTGTTCGCCATGTCAAGCATGAGCATCTGCGACTGCCCATAGGTGACGTAGGAGAGCCGTGGCGTCTCCTTGGAATCGGATGCCGGCAAAGGATGATGCTCCATCATGTACGCGCGGTACAGGCTTCCGTCAACGCCTTCCAACCCGTCCAACAGGGCGCACAGCCATACGGGTTCGTCCACCTTCATACGGGCCGGGAGATTCAGATTGTAGAAGCGTTGGAAATCGGAGCAGACCGCTACTCGGCTTTCGTCAAGCGCGTCTTGGAGCCGCTTGATTTTCCCAGTGCCAATGCGTAGAACGAGGTCAGGGACACCAGCAGCACGAACAGGTCCTCCAAGGTGCGGCCCTTCGTGAACTCCACCCACTGCTTCTCGTCCACGGCGATGTCACGATAGAACATGTCGGCGTACTGGGCGATCTCGGCCATGAGCACAACGGCCTCGTCCTCGTCGCGCTTCTCCTTGGTTTTCTTCTTGCCCTTGTCGGCGGTCTCGTCATCGAAGACGCCCGTGTCGAACAGCTTGGTCTGGCGTTCGCTGACGCGCTGCCACGTCACACGGAACTCGGCGGACTGCGCCACATTCAATTCCTGCGGCTTCACCATGTCGGGAAGCTCCTCGAACAAGGGAAGGCTCTTCAATTCATCCCAAGTCTCAGGGGTCTTGTTCTCGGTAGTCTCGGTGGTTTCAATGTTTTCTGCCATCATCGGCTCCTATCCATAAAGTGTGAAAAATGGTTCCTATCCGAAAAAGAGGAATATCCTTGCCGCGCGGATAGGTACGCGGCAAGGAAGAATCCAGGTCAGACGGCGGCGGTGAAATCAGCCGGGCTGAAGTAGGCTGCGGACGTGAACTTTCCAGCGGCGTCATGCGGAAGCGCGTTGGAAGTCTTGATGTTCGCCTGAGCGGAGAACTCCACGAACGAATCCGTGGAAAGAGTCGGCAGACTGGAGAACGCGATATCAGTGTTCGGCAGCAGCAGACCGGCACGGCCGGTCGTGTTCGTGTCCGACCAGAGAATGAACAACGCCTTGTTGATAGGCGTCTTCTCCAAACTGAACGCCACACCGGCGTCGGTCATGTCGACCGCGTTGTAGAGGGTCTTGAACGTGCCCTTGTCGCCCTGCACCGAATTGAACGTCACAGTGCCGGTGGTCTGGTCGTACTGGGTGCGGAACGACGCCTTGAGCCAAGTGCTCAACGTGGTGGCGTCGCCGCCGTCCAACGCGAACTCGGGCAGGTTGTCGTTCGACATGTGGCCGAGGTTCGTCCACACGGCCTCGCCCACGCCCACGGTCGCCTCATCGACGGTGAACTGCTTGAGCAGTTCGGCGCTAATGATGGTATCGGCCTTCGCCATGAAGATCGTTCCTCGGACGGCGGTCAACACGCCGTCGTCGTGGATGCCGATTTCGTCAGCCATATCGTTTTCCTTTCAAATATGGAAAACCCCGCAGCCGTGTAGGCGTGCGGGGTCTGATTGTGTGATTGATGGTTTTTTCAGATAAGGTCAGCCGCGTGGGGACGCGGCCTGTATGCGTTTCGTGGAAGTCCACGCGACGATGCTTTTGGAACTGGTCATGTCGCCGGAAGACCGGGACTCGAAACCGGGATTGTCCACTATCCGCCCGATCTTCCCATAGTCGGTGCCGGGCCGGTAGGGCCATGCGGATATGCAACGGTGCAGCCATCCGCAGATGCGGGCCACCCGTTCCGGGTCACGGCCCAACACCGTCAAAGACAGCGTGTACTGCCATATCCAAGCCTTCAGATTCCAGTCGGGCTGCTCAGGAGCACCGCAATGGTAGAGAATCACGTCATGGGACAACAGGAGCGAATCCGTGGCGGGCGTGACCTCCGGTTGGATGACCGGCCTGAAATCACGGTCCTTCCATTCGACGGCGTCCAGGTAGGCGCGTGTCATGGCGACCGCATCCAACTGTTCCCTTACGGAAAGGTCGAATATCGTGGGGTCAGACATATTTCGCCTCCGACATGATGAACAATCCCGGCATCCAAGCCAGCGGGCTTTTGATGCCGTACTTGTGTTCCAGCCACCGGTTGAAGTAGCCGAACTCCAAGTGAGAGGCGATCTCGGAACCGTCACGGCCCTTGACGCTCATGATGACGGCGGTGTGCGTGCCGTGAGCGTGAGTGCTGATGTCGATGCGGTTGGCGACGGACGAATGCTTCGCCTTCATGTCGGCCAGCGCCTTGGCTTTCGCTTCGACCTTCTCCGCCACGGGACGGGTCGCTTCGGCTCCGAACAGTATCGCCATGTCACGGTTCAGCACATTCGCGGGCTTCAAGTTCACGTACCCCATGTGCGGCTCCCCTCGGGCGGGACAGGCGGTTTCAACCCGTTGTCCTCGGTCGCGTGGCCGATGCACCTCGCGGTGATGTTCCAATGGTGGGCGGCATCCGAGGCGTGACGCATCTCCATAGGCGGGCCGTCAACCTCGTAACAGGCGTTATCGAACCAGAACTGCGTGTTGATGTCCCCATGCCATTCCGGCGCGAGAACGATCGCCAGAACATCCTCGCGCAGACCGCCGGTCGTTTGCGGCGTGGTGTCCTGCGCCCAGTTCTTGGAAAACGTGCTGTTCTTGTTGATTCGCGGCTCGAACGAGCAGTAACAGTAGGAGGCGTCGCCGTCCGGTACGGTGCCGGAACCGTAGGGCGTCTCATACGGTTTCATCGGCTGCACCACGATCATGTCGCGGTGCAGTAGATCGTCCGTTATACGGGGCTCGGTCTCCACGTCATCGAACAGGTGGGTCTCCTCGGGCTGCTCCCCGTCATACAGGTGGCTCATGGTCAGCCCCCGAAACCGGGGTCGAAGCCGAGGCTGATGTGCCCGCCGCCCTGCGAACTGGTGTAGCCGGCGAGTATGGCCTTCTCGTCCTTGGCGACGAACAGTCGGGGACTGGGATTGTAGCCCGGAGCCACCGGCTGGTCGTCGCGCCGCGTGTACGAGTAGTTGCCGTTCGATTCCGCCTTGTACTTGTACTGGCGGGCGAGACGGAGAACCATGTCGCATACCACGCCGGCAAAATCCGATTCGCTCAGCCTCCGCCTGCGCAGCCGCGCGTACACGTTCGGGCATTCGGCCATGCACAGCAACGCGGCCTTACGGCACTGCTGCCTCACCCACGAATCGGGGAAGCCGGTGTCCTTGTCGAACAGTTCCGGCTCCCCGGTCGCGTTGAGCCGCATGTACTTCAACCAGTCGATGTTGTCGATAAGCGTCGTGGACATGCTGGCTCCTTAAGCTCAGCCGTTGAGGACGGTCGCTTTGAACGTGCTGTTGGACTGGACGAGAACCGGCAGCATCGTGCCGTTCACGTAAGCCTCGTAGCCCGGCGTGGCGGACGGGATGTCGAGAATGGCGCCGATCGGGCCGGCATCGTACTGGCGGCTGATGCCGTACACGGTGGACTGCTTGGCTTCGGCGGTCGGGCCGAGGGCCGTGTATCCGAGGCCGGTGTCGTTCAGGCCGGGCAGCAACAGGACGGTGTTCTCCGGGAAGAAGGAGGCGACGCCGCCCGGCAGGATGATCTTCTGCTGGCGGGCGAACTCCTCATACGTCTCATCAACGAGCAGAACGTCGCTGATATTCGCATAGGAGGAAAGAACGCCACGCACCTGGGCTTCGCCGATGAAGGCGGGCAGCATGTCCGACTGGGCCTGACCCGCGTAGAAGTACTTCATCACGGCGGCGTTCTCCATGAGCGTGTTCATGACCTTGCGGGTCGTGACCATGACGCGCGGGCGGGTGCCCTCGGCCTTGTACACGAGGTCGCTCCATTTGCGCAGGTCCTTGATCGGGTCGCTTTCCGCGTTGGACCACAGGTTGTTGGTCGTGAGTTTGACGGCGAGCGAGGCGTCTCGCGCATAATCCCAGTTGGCGGTCAGGTCCGACTCGTCGATGCCGAGCTTGGCGTCCACGGCGACGGCGACGTTGGCCTTCTCCGTACGGTAGGCCATTTCGGTGCCGAGTCGAGCAAGAGCCTCACGCAGCTCGTCGGAAGCCTCGGAGGCGGTGGCGGCGACACGTCCGGCTGCGATGTCGTGCTCGCTGATACGGTGGCGCTTGCGCAGCGGCAGCATCTCCGTATAGGACTTCTTGCCGCCACCGGTGGTCTTGTCATACGGGGCTTCGGCATCCCACGTCGAATACTTCATTTCCTCGACCTCGAAGCGCGGCTGGTTCGGAATCCAGCTCACGTTCAGACCGGTCGGGTTCATCACATCCGGCAGAATCTTGCCGAACGGCAGAATCTCGCGCGTGGACTGATATGCGCCAAGCACGATGGCCGACGCTTCAGCGGGCGTGATGATGTCCTTGTTGATAAGGGCCATGATGTTCCTTTCGGGTATAAAAAAACCCGCCACATGGGGCGGGTTTCAGAAAACGAATGATTAAGGTCACTTAGCGGCCATGACACCGGCAGTGCGCAGATTGACGAACAGGGTGTTGACCGCAGTGACGATGGCGGCGGCGTCGGCACTGGTTGCGAGGTTGGCGACGTTCGCGGCCTGCTTGACGCCACCCAGTGCGCTTGCAGTGGCGTTGGGCAGTTTGTAGGCGGTGCCGGCAGCGGACGGGGACAGCACCTTCACATCGCCGCCAGCGGACTTGTCGTAGTCGAGGATAAGACCCTCGAAAACGGTGCCTTCCGCCAGTGTGACCGGCAGGTTGTTGCGGTCGATGACGGCCATGTAGCGCACGCCGGCGGTCGGATACTGGTTCTCGAAGCTGGAGCGCGTGAACACCACGTGCTGCTGGCTTTCAAGGAAGCCGGCGACCTTGAGCTGGCGGCCATCGGTGGCGGCCGGGTCATACGGGCCGAACAGGCCGGTGCTGGTGACCTTGGCGACCGGAATGCCTGACTTCAGCCAGGCGTTGAAATCATCCGGGTCGATGGAGGCGAAGTACTTCTTCTCCTTCTCCTTGTCGCCGGTGAACAGGCTCAGATCAAGCTGCGCCTCACGAATGCCATCGGTGATGCGGTTGATAAGCCAGGACTGGTCGTCCTGCGGCACCGTATAGCCGGTGGTGTGAACCATTTCCACGGGGTTAGCCATTGGGGTTCTCCTTACTTTTTGTCGTTGTTGATGGACGCGAACTTGCGCCCGTAATCGTATGCGGCAGTCAATCCGCCACTGGCCGTCGAACCTTGAGGATGAGGCGCCGTATGGCTGTATCCCTCCAATACGGAGGCGGGCAGGGGCTGCTGCTGTTCTTCTTTCTTCCCATCGTCGGCAACCGTTTCGGTCTGCGCGGGAAGAATGAACTGGGATGCGTTCTTCGCCCACTCCTCGATGGCTTCGGCGTCCGCATCCTTGGGTGCAAGGGCGGCGAACACCTCATCGGTGAGCTGCGGGTATGCGGCCTGCGCCTTGAGCTTGGCGATCTGGGCCTGAGCCTGCGCGTACTGGTGCTCCACGTCGGCCAACTTGTTTTCCGCTTCGGTGGCGCGCTTCAGGTTCGCATGGCTCTTCTTCTCGTTCTCGCGGCTCATGGCCTGCCACATGGACACCTTGTCGGCAAGGTCGTTGCTGTCGGCCTTCGGCGTGGTGTCGTTCTGTTCGCCCGTTCCGGGCTCACCGTCCACGGTCGTTTCGACGATGGGGGTGTTCTCGTTGTCAGCCATCAGGGATGGTTCCTTTCAACTTGGTTGCTGTTATGCGGCGAGACGGAGCCTCGCCCTGAGTTGTTGCGCGAACGCAAGGTTTGCCGCCAGCGCCTGTTTCAGGTGCGGCGAAGGTTCGAAATGGTAGGTGTGCTCCTCGTAGCGGAAGTGTTCGGCCTTTCCGGTCGATTCGACCTTCCGGTAGTATTCGGTGAACACGTTGGCTCTCTCCAACATTCGTTGAATCTGCTCTCGGGTCATATCCGCGTCGGGCTGATGCCATTCCACGTCCTTGCGTGGCTTGACTTCCTTGGCGCTCAATACGGGGCCTATCTCGCTGTTGGTGAGCGTCAGCACGCGGGTCTGCTTGAGTTTCGCAGCCGTAGTGCCGCCCGCCTCCTTGTAGATGCGTTTCAGGTCATCGTCGTTGAGTCTCAAACCGGGGTCGTTGTCCTCGGTGATGGGGAGCACGGTGCAATGGCAGTTGCCGTGAATGGGCATAAGGGCCGCTATCGAATACACCCTGTCGGCTGCGACCACGCACAAGCCGCACGTGCCCGTCTTGGATAGTTCCGGGTGAATGACTCGCCGGTATCTCGTAATGCCCGACCCTCGGTAGCGTTCCAATGTGGCTCGCGTTCCGGCGATCATGGAATCGGTGTCGATGATGTCCACAAGACGCTCGTTCGCCTCTTCCAGCCACCTGTCAACGGAACGCTGCGCGTCGGCCTCAAGGTTCTCCCACGCGGACGGGCGCAAGTGAGGCTCCTTGCTGGAAGCGTCCCTGTAGGATTCCACGGGGCGGAGCATCATCTTCCACGGGTCCGTGTTGTCCCTGACCACCTCGAACTCCGGGAGCTGCCCCTGCGCGGTGGCGCCGACGAGTCCGAGCGCGATGTCGGCATAGGCTATGCCAAGTCGGCGCATGCGCTCCACGAACGCCATATACCGTGAGGTCAGGTTTGCCGACGCGCCCTGCGTGACGGCATCGTTCCACCAGTCGGCGGGGGACAGGCTCTGCCACATCTTCCATGCGGCGGTCACGTATTCCTCGACCAGACGGGCGCGTTCGCGCTCGTACCGGCTCATGCGCTGGTTGAGAATCTGGGTGATGTCCGCCATCAGAACGTCTCCACGCCGTCGAGACTGGTGACGCTATCGGAAACCCCGTCGCCGTTCTCGTCTCCGTTCAAACCGTTAACGGCGGACTGGGCGGTTTCATCCCAGCCGGTCGCCGGCTGCACGGCGCCCTGCAATACGGGCTGACCGGCCGATTGGTCGGAGAACGTCAACTGGTCGGATATGCGATTCATGTCATCCTCGGCTATGTCCTGGGCGGTGAAACCGAAGTCATGGGTGAGAACCGTGCGGCGTGCCATCAGACCGGACTGGTATTTCAGCTGGCCGGATTGGGCGAGTTCCAGACTGCTCGTGGACACCATGGGCTTCCACATCAGCTCGAAATCGTCATCGGCGGCGCTTCCCTCACCGTTCAACGTCAACGCCATGCGAATCATACGCCCGATGGCCTCGGACGCGAGGGCGTTCAGGTTCTCGACCTTGAATCGCAGCGTCTCGCGCTTCAACTCGGCACCGTTGGCGGAACCCTGCACGTCAGGGCTGAGAATATCCAACGGAATACCGGCCGTGGCCGCGAGATGCTTGATGTCGGCGTTGATGACGTTCTGCAGGCCGTTCAGATCGGTGGTCTGAGATTCCCATATCTCCACACCGTCCGGCAGGTTCCATAGTGCGGCGGGGCCCATGGCGAACCTTTCGGAAAGGTCGATGGGGTCGCCCTCCTGTTTCAGGCCTTGAATGACCTCGATGTCCTCGGGGCCGTATTCAAGGTTGATGTCGCCCTTGATGGCGCGCTGGCGGAACGCCTGCATCATGGTTATGCACAGGCGGTCGAAAATCTGACGGTCGATACGGCGCAGAGTATCAAGAAAAGGCTCGAATATGCCCATGCCGTCCGGCGTTGGCAGTTTGACCACCGGCAGACTTTCACAGGCTAGAGCGTAATCGTAGGTCTCATCGCCCTGTGCCCACTCCCAAGTGTTGCCCGGCTCCCATGCCTTGCCTTCTATGGCGAGCTGTGCCACGGCCTCGTCATCGTCGGGGTCGGTCACCGTGCGTTCGCTCTCGCGCGTGGCGAGCTTGGAATACACGCGTTTGATATTGCCGGCCTCGTCGCGTTCCATGCCAAACAAGCGAATGTTCTCGACCCCCTCACGGGCGTCATAGCTGTAATGGATGGCCGAATCTTCATCATCAGACATGTAGCAGCACCAAGGGCTCCACGCCTGCACCAGCTTCTTCCCGCGCCCCTTGTTCACAAAGCCGTAGGAGGCGCCGTAATCCGCGGTGTCGGGGAACAGGTGGCAGCGCAGCAGCGTGTCCATCATGCAATCCTGGTACATGGCGTCGGCGGCGGTATCCTTCATCTTCTCGTCGGATATCTTGCGAAAACCGTTCGGACGCTGACGGTCGGTCACGCTTTCGCTGATACGGCGGGCCAGATTCAACGTGCCTATCTCGCGCATGGTGCGGTACACGGGAGCCGCGTTCGGGCTCGTGCTGCCGGGCACACTCGTGGAGTCCACAAGCTCTTTGCCGTCCTTGTACTGTTTCAGAACGGCGAGCATGGGAAGTCTGCGACCCCAAGCCGTGGCAAGCTGGGTGAGGTTCCATGCATCCGTATCCTCGACGGTCGCGTTCCTGATGGCAAGCTGCACGTCGGGCATGGGCTAACCTCCTAGTAGATGCGAATGGGCGCGCGACGCCTCTTCTCCTCGGCTATCTCCAGATAGCGGGCGCGTGCGCGGTATGCGAGAATGCCCGCGACGCAGGCATCGATCTTGTTCGGACTGGCCGGGGACTCCTTGAGAATCTTGTAGCCATACGATTTGTCCACCCGGCGCGGATGCCGGAAATGGTTGATGAGTCGCGGGTCGGCAAGCAACGCGATGCTGTTCAACGCGGGCTTTCTGCCTTCAGGCTCCTCATACGGGTAACGGAAACCTGTGGCCGCGTTCTCCGTGGCCTGATACATCTCGTTCTTCCAGTTGTTCGTATAGAACTTGACGAGATCGCCGCTCTTGCGTGGTCCGACCTTCAGTTTCTTCCCGTAGTCCTTCTCCCAAGCGCCTATCATCGACTCGAAGAAAGCGGCGTCGGCGAAGAAGCCGACCACGTTGTACTTGTCAAGCATGTCCCTGGCGGCTTGGTCGAAGGCGTCACGGTCAACCCTCCACGTGGCCTTCTCCGGCCCGTCAGGGCATTGCTCCAACTTGATAAGGAACAACATGCCATCGGACACCCTGCAACCAACGAGGGCTGTGGAGTCCTTCGACACGGAACCGTCGAAGCCGAGCGTTATCGGCTCCTTCTTGGTGACGAATTTCTGCCAAGCATTCTCAAGTTTGCGGGAACCCAGATAGCCGGCCATCTCGTCCTTGTACAGGACATGGGATTGAATGTCGGACTCCCTGAGCCAAGCGTTCTGCACGCTGGAAAGATTGTTCAGGAAGTAACGAATCGAATCGGCGGGATCGGTGTCCGGCTGGTAGATCTGGTCAAGCTGGCCATCCAACGTCAGCCACCCGTCCTTGGACGGGCCAAGCTCGCCATCGGTCAGCGAATAACGGCCATCGGCGCTCAGCCCGGTCTTGTTCTCGATCGGCACGTCGGTGCCGTCCTTGAGAATGATATGGTCTTTCCCATCGGGGCTTTTCAAGGATTGGCCGTAGGCAATCTCAAGGGCCTTGGTCATCTTCTTCTCGTCCGAGAAGTCCTCCACGTCCAACGTCGCGTACACATGGTCGAAGTAGATGCCGGCACGATGCTTGATTCGTCCTGCGGCCACATCCCACGCATACTTGTACGACGCTTCAGCGATACTGCCCTCGCCGGGGCGGTACATCGTGGAGGTCTCCATCATGAACGTGCCAGCGGTACCGGCACGCTTGCCGAGGTTTCGGGCCACGGTCTTGTACACGTTCCACAGCTTCGGCTGCACCATAAGATGCGTCTCGTCGGCAAGACCACAGGTGGTCAGCTTTCCATCCTGACTGGAGGCACCCGAAGTGATGGGCATGATGATGCCACCCTCGGGAAGCATGATACGGGTCGTGCCCACATCCATGCCCATGCCCTTCCAATCGGACAAGGGGCCGGAATCGCAGTTGTAGTAGATGGACTCGAACACGTTGCCGGCCTGCTGCTCGGAATTGGCCAAGCACACGACCTCGGGCTGGGTGACGGGCTTGCCCACAGGCTCACCCTCGTGATACTCGTAGGTCTCGCCCATGAACGTGTAGGTCTCGCCCTCACGCGCCCAATGGTCGAAACGACAAGGGCCGAAACCCTCGAACATGCCGACGCCAGCGGCTTTGCCCGACTTGTCACGGCCCTTGGCTCGGGAAAGGAACAGTCGGTTAAACTTGCGCTTGCCGTTCCTCTTCAACGCATAGGCGCCGATCATGAACTGGTACTCGTCCAAATCGAAATGCATGGGCAAGCCGATACCGTCGCCACGTCCGATAAGCGTGAACGTCTCAATCCACCACACCGCCAGATGGCCGAGGGAATGATCGTACTCCCATTGCGTCAGCTGGGGAATGATGTCATGCGCCACCGTTCACCACCCTCAACTGACGGCGGCGACGGTCAACGTCCTCCTTCACGGCCTCGCCACGGGTCTCGGGACGTTCCGTGCCTGTACTCATATCATCAGCCTCGATGGCCTCGATCTTCGCCTTGATACGAGCGGCAGGCGTGATAAGAAACGAGTCCTCGCGCTGGCGAATCTCAGCGGCCATCACCGCAGAAGGCTTCGACATACGCCAGTAATCATCCTTCAGCTTCGCCAAGTCCATCAACGAGAACCAGTCGGCCTCCATACCCATGCGCGGAGCCATAGGCCCCGTCTGCATCGACCTGTACCAGCGTTTCGTCAAGTCAAGCCACTCACGCCCATCAGGACGGGTCGCGGGCAAGTCCAGACCCATAACGGTATCAGGACTTTTCAAAACCACATTCCTACCGGCCTTGCTACGACCGGAATGACCATTGCCAGCCATGCTTCAACCCCATTCCGCCCATTCCGGGCACTCCGGGGCCAAGGCGTTCCGCCTACAGGCACCGGCTATGGACTAGAAGTCGGTTCGCCAAAGTCGCCTGACGCGACTTCTCCAAAGGAACCTTCCACTTAAACGCCGGACCATCAGGCCCGGAAGAATCAACATCGACCCGCTTGCCGCACACCGCACACACGCCACCGCATTCCGCGATGACATCCGCGTCGGTGAACGACTCCACCCGAATATCCGGCTCAATGTCCTCGGCCTCGACCTGCTTGACGAACAAGGGGGTTTCGGGATTAGGGGGATACTTCAGAGGGTCTTTATCCGACAGACGCTTGTACTTGCTGCGATGCCTGCCGGAACAGAAAATCTGGTCAACACGAGACGGCTGGAAATAATGGCCGATAGGGCACAAGCGGGTGCGAAACGGGATAATCGGACTGCCCGCATACCGGTCACGGTCATAATGATGACGGCACAAGCCGCGCGCATACACCGCGTTCCCACAGCCGGCCACCATGCACACATAGCCGCTCACTGAAACGCCGGATGCGAATACCATTGCTCTTCCTTCCGGCGTTCACGGTTCATGCGCCGCTGCTCAGCGGACTCCTGCGCGGTTTTCTGCGAATGATGGTACGGGCATAAGGCCCACAGGTTCTCGGGCGAATCATCGTCCACGCCGTTCGTGGCGCGAACCTTATGATCCACCTCGTTCGCGGGTTGGGCGCAGATGTGAGTGAAACCGAACTCGTCGGTCACGGGCCACTGGCACGCGAACCGGTCACGCTCCAGAATCTCATGTCGGGTACGCGGCCAATCGGGATTGAACCGCTCCTTACGATGGGAATTTTCCCAACGCACGAAAAACCTCCCAACGGGTAAGGGGGACGGAACCGGTGGGAGCGTGGCGAGCGAGCATTCCAACGGGGTTAATCCACATACAGGGGAGTTGGTCCACGAGTCACCGGCTCCTAGAGGCAATCCCGAGAATCGAACTCGAACCTGCGCTTTACGAGAGCGCCGCTCTTCCAATGAGCTAGAATGCCATGCCTCCCACTAGGGGAGCGCTGTTCAGTTATCGCCGCACGGCATGGCATGAAGCCGCCGCCGACATCCGGCGATGACCCAAGAAGCCGTCACCGCCTGTAATCGCCTCTTCTTGAAGGCGTTGTGGTACCGGAGTGGACTCGAACCACCGACCCTATGACCGTAGCCATACGCTCTAGCCGCTGAGCTACCGGCATCGCATACCCGGTGAGAATCGAACTCACGTCTGCGGTTTTGGAGACCGCCACCATACCATTGGGCTACGGGCATATCGGTGATACCAGGATTTTTACGGTGGTGCATCACCATGTTCCCACCTCGCGGAGAGGGAGGGAGTCGAACCCACACGCGCTTGCACGCAAACTGTTTTCTAGACAGTTGCCGCCGCCAATCGGCTGGCCTCTCCAAATCTCGCAACGCGCCGCACGAATATAATGCGACGATCTCCGGGCGCTACCCGACGTTCTCTGCGACCAGGACACCCTAGGTATTCAGCCTCAGTCCTAACAACCAGATATTTGGCACTACATTGCGATTGTGGCGGCAGAGAGAATCGAACTCCCATTGCCAAAGGCAGTCGGGTTACAGCCGACGCGCACTCCACGTGCCTACCGCCAGACCCCGATTGTGGCGCGACCCGTAGGTCATCCACCCCAACCCCTACGTAGCAGGCCAGATCGGGAAAACAAAGGCCGCTTCATAGAAACGACCTAGGAAACTCCTTCTACGACATGTAGATGAGCTAAAAATTGCGAGGTGGTGGATTGCGTTTTACCACCAACGCCGAGCATGTGATGCACTAATCGTGTACCGCTGTAGCGTTCCTCGTCACACTTCCCCCGCTAAAGGGCGCCGCTAAGCCGTGACGCAGCCTTAACCCGGCATACATGCAATCCGGGTTTATTCAGCCAACCTCATAAAGCACCAAGGGAGCGACCCTCGATGCCTCGCGGATGATGCAAGATTTGCACTTGCGAACCTTTTACGGTTTACGGCCTAGCAAGCCGCCGCATTCGTCTACTCTGCCAATCATCCCAGGCCACACGCGCCGGTTCAAGAAAACAGCACCAACATAACGAACCCGGAAGAGACATCGCCTTAGCAATATCTCAAAATGTTGTTTGTGTTGATCTGATTCAAACGCGAGTAGCCAAGCAGATATAAGAAAACCCCGCGACTGCGGGGCCTCACCTTGTCAGGAACCTGAGCTCCGCTCCAATCCCCGACAATCTATCTACACGACAGTTTACTCACAACAAGCGTTGCAGCAAGCGTTGCAGTGAAGAAAATGTGAAAGAACAGCACTCACCACAGAAACGAACGGTTTTTCCACAATAGCCCCAGATCGCATCCAGCGTCAGAGCTAGAGTCGCAGCGGCCCCGGGGCCTTTCCGTGGGTACCCTCCCTATGGGGGGTATGTGTGCCAATGTCGGCGTGTCCGGTTGTCGGTGGTGGCATCGTGCCTATGCGCGGGTATATATACAGTCGTGTGGCCGTGGCGTGGCTAGTCCTATCCGTGTGGCTGTGACGTGGCCGTGACGTGGCCGCGTGTGGCCGCGTGTGGCCGTGTGGTGTGGCCGTCGCGTGGCCATGCTGTGAGTCTGGGACGTGGTGCATGAGTGGCCGTGGCCGTCACTCTCTGCCTGACCACATGGTGTGTGGTCAGGCAACCCAACACTATGTGTGGTTTATCGTTTTTTGTCGTGTTGCCGTGGTTTCGACACGCCGAGGGATGCTAGTGCTTCCAATGGTTTTAAACTTTCCGGATTATCCGGCTTGACATTCCCAATTGGGAATACCTATGATGGAGCCAACAAAACAAACGAACACTAAACAGAAACGAGGTAAACGAGATGAAGAAGCTAATCACGGTAGGCAAATGGACACTAAGCCAGACAGAAGATGGTCGCAAGGTGATTACGCACCAAGGCGTCTCTGCGGCCTTTATGGTCAGGCTCAACGGGACTGATTTAACAATCATCCCCCGAAACGTCAAGGCCATTGCCGGTGAATGCATAAGCGAATATCTCAGTGAGACTCAGGAAGTTGCGAACTTTGCACACGCGGTACGCGGATACTTCGCGGCTAGCTGAGAACACAGCGCGGCCATAGTGGCTGAGCTGGGGTGCAAGTCCCCAGTCGCGCACTTAGTTCCCACTGCCTAAACCTCATTGTGAGCAGAGGGTAATCAGGCGAACGTGATGATTGATAATTGAATAGTGTTGCCGAATGCCGGTTGCAGTCTGCATAGTGAGAGTGTGTCAAACAAGACTGCGTAAATGGGTTGCGCCTACCGACGTTTAGCCATGTGGCTAATGAGGATAAGAGAAGCAAGGTGAAGGCCTTGCGAGTAGTGCGCGGACCCCTGAAAGAATGGGGAGCGATGGCATCAGAAACCGCGTCTGCGATAGGTATAATTGGGCCCACTGGACTAGAGATAGCGAGGTGGGCAATGGTTGACAATTGTATTAGGGAGTACCGAGTCAAGCGTGGCTGGACTCAGCAACAGTTAGCCGACAAAGTAGACGGAGTTAATCAGCCGCGTATTGCCGCGTGGGAAACAGGTATTAGAGATTTTGGTGATACCTCTCTCAACGTCGCAATCAAGGTGGCTAACGCGCTCCGCCTATCTAACCCACGTCGCTTACTGGAGGCTCCAAGCGAGTCGAAAGAAAACACTAGCGAAAGCTAGGTGTGTGCCCTAATCAATTCTTCGCCTGACTGTGGGCCTTGTACACAGTCGGCCTAGCTCACTGGGTTTATCCCATAGTCTAGGCACTCATAGCGTGTCCCAAGGTGGACGGGATACGCTGGAACCTGTTATATCGAAAGGTGGTGAGCCGTGCCGGTTGGCGATATCGTCGTTGACCCGCGTATCCAGACTCGACATCCCGACGTGTCCGCTGATTCGGTGCGCGTGGCATGGTCGAACGTCGTGCGGTTTATGGCGCGTGAGGATACCGACCCGTTGCGTTATGTGGCGGTTGGATACGACGAGTACGGGCGTTTGCTGGAAATGGTGGCGGTACTAGATGAGTCGGATCGTTGGCATGTGTTCCATGCCATGCGTGCGACGCCGAAGGTGCTGCGGGAACTGAAACTTTTGTAAAGGAGGAAGTGTCATGTCTTTTGTTGCGAAGGGTGGCCGTGTGGTCACTGATGACATGTTGGACAAGTGGGCCGACGATGCGGATAACGGCGAGTTCGGCGGAAGGCCGGGTGCGGTGTATTCCGGGCCTGTCGTTCCTGTCGCTCAGGCGGATGCTGTCAGTCGGACGTTTTCGTTAAGCGCTGACATGTCGGCCATGTTGGATGCCGTCGCTAAACGTCGTGGCGTGTCCGCTGATGACATCATGCGGCACGCGCTGGTGCGTGAGTTCGCGTCAGTGTGAGCTGTTCGGCGTGCTGGTTTTCCGACACGCCGATTTGTTTAAACCAAAATGATACGTTATGCTATCAATTATCAAGCCCAATCGGGCAAGACAAAAGCAAGTTTGAGAACTTAACAGTGTTTCCCTACATGCAAATGATACATTTTGCTGTCATAATTGGTTTACCTACTACTAGAGAAAGCGGGTAAGCCTATGGGACTTAAGGAACTGCGCAAACAAGCCGACTTAACACAAGTTGAGCTAGCCAAGCGCACTGGAATAGCGCGAACAATCATCAGCAGTTATGAGACCGGGCGGCGAGACGTTCGGAACATGACTCTTGAAAACGCTTTGAAGATATCCAGTGCACTCAACTGCCAACCGAGCGACCTGATGCGTTAAAAGAATGCGGCTAAGTAGCACCAACTACCTAGCCGCGTGCCTTAAGTTGAAAGTTCTCTAACCAATCAATCAAATCGAGGCTGTGCTATCTTAGCACGCCTCACATGGAAGTGAGGAACCATGCGTAATAAGTGTGTCGCGGCGTTTGCCGCAGCAATCGCCTTGATGTCGTTATCCGCTTGCGGTAGCGACACCGCCAACATTCCCCAGTGTCTCAACGAGGACGGTTCCGGTCAGGCTGGACTCTGCTATTGGGACTCTGCCCGTATGGGCAACGGTAGGGGTAGCGGCCTGTACATCTACCGTGATGGCGTGCTAATCGGCGAACGCTACTAAGTCTTTCAAACCAGTTCAATCAGTCGCGCGGCTGTCTCCGCGCTTCAACAGTTCAAAGGAGATTCAAAAATGTCTATCGAGGAAATGTGGGACGCGCTGAAAGATGATTACGGTGTGTCCGAGCAGACTTTGCAAGTTGTCACCAATATCAATGGCTACAGTACCGACACCATGCATGACGTGTTGTACGCGGTAGCCGCCGAACGTCACTTCGATGGCGAGGTGGCATGATGGCACGCTACTTCTACGCTTTCCGCTGGGCTTATGGTATCGGCACGACATGGGATGATGGGTCATGGCCTGGGAGTCTCAGGGTGTTTGATTCGAGGGCTGAGCGTGACGCTTGGGTTGCCGACGACGTTTTTGATGGTAACTGGCATTGTGAGGCCATTACGGCAAAGGAGGCGCGCCATATCATGGCGGACACTGTTATCGGTTGCGACAATGAGATGATCGCACGGTTCGACGGTAGCCGGTCGGCTGTCGAACGGTACGCGCCTACCGCCGAATTGGTCAGGGCATGGCGGCGTATCGACATGCAACTTAACCCAGTTGCGTATATGGGTGAGTGATCGACCATGATTGACCATTACCGTTGCAAGTCGTTTCCCGTGGCTGTTGCCACTCAATCGCATTATGAGGCCAAAGGTTATCCCGTGGAGCTAGTCCCGTGGGGTAGGGGCTACATGGTGCGAGTCCATCGTTAATAAATCGTTGTGGGGCATGGCGTTGTGGCCGTGCCCCTCTTGTTTAAGGGAGATTCAAAATGTCCATTACCGTTAAAGATGTTGCCGACATGGTGGAACGTGTTGACGAAAAACTATCGCCATTGACGCGCTATGACGGTTTCCAACCCTATGAGGGCATCTATCGCCTTGGCGACTGGGGATATGTGACGGAAACCGAATATAACAAGGCTTTCGAGCATGAAGATGGTTGGGCGCAAGACGCTTACATTTTGGACGGTAACGGTGTGAGCCATACCCGCATTAGTCAGCTAATTAACGAAGACGATACCGGTAAGGCAATTTCCGATTACATCAATGAGCGTTTCAACAATGACCAAATGGACGACGTTTTCTACACCGAAGCCACCGAAGAGGGTGAATGCTGAGAGTCTTCTAGCCGCCTACTCATTCCAGAAAATCAATCAAAATCGAATCTTTACAAGTGAGGTAAACCAAAATGAAGAAGCTGACCAATGACCCGTCGCGTAACGTGAATGCCGTGAGCGGCATGTGGGTGCGGTTGCGCAAGGATGGCTCGGAATATGATGTTCGGTATGTGAACGCTCGGGTTAGACGAGTCTGGTCACTTTCCCAGACTTCGCAGGGCACGGCGTGGAATGTTCAGGCCAAGGGAGTCCAGTATGAGGACTTTTTGAATGGCATGAGGTCAAGCTCCGTTGACCTTGAGCATGGTTGGATGCTCATACCCGATTCCGAGCGTATGAAGACAGTGCCGGTGCCGGTACCTACCGGAATGGACGCTAAAACGGTTGGCGGCATTGTCGCGCACCCATCGATCGATGCAAACTGGAAGTGTGAGGAGGAACGCTTCACGAGCAATGTTCAGTGGCCGGTGCCTATGCCCGAGGACGCGATATTGGAAGACGAGTTCATGGATGATGAACCCGCGCCGGATACACAGGAGATTCCCGAAGTGCCGCCGAAGGTGAACAGTTTCGCCGTCTCCTATTGTACGATGCCTGACCTGATGATGGCTAAGGAATGCCCCGAATTGCAAGGTTTGGGCCCTATCCGTCACTTCCGTACCAGCAAGGGCCGCAAGGTGGCCTACGTTGCTTCGGCCAATGGCAGGTGCGTTGTCGCCTACCGTGCCCGTTATGAGCGTGGCAGTGACAGGCAGTTGGAAAAGGCGGTGGCCGATTACGTGGCTACCGTCCGCGACAAGTGGGTTAAGGCGGCGTGACATGAGCGAGATTCGGGAGAAAGCCGTACGCCTGTTGTTGCAGGCGGCTTACGAGATGGCCGCCGATAACGCGGATAGCGTGGCGGATATCTTCGACTGCCAGCATGGTTTTATCGATGATTTACGCCGTCGTGCCATGCTGAAGCTGGACAAGCCATACACCGCGCCGGACTTCGATACTGCGGAACAGCAGATAGCCGAAACCGGTTTGTCGTTGGACATGCTCGACAAGAGGGCGCGTGAGACGTTCTCACAGAAGTATTCCACCACGTATGACCGGTATGAGTGCGCTATCGGCTGGTGCATCGACGACATGCTGGGGTGGGAATGATGGAAGTCAAGATACCCACTAGCAAGATTCGTGAGGTTCTGGAGTCCTCTGGCTATGCGTATACGCCGGATAATATCGCGGCGGTACGCGCAAACATTCCACTCCACACGTCTGACCTGATTCTGGCGGCATTGAACGCCACCGATTTACCCGACAAGCGGTTTGCTTTGCCGCTGTTCTAAGGAGCTTTTCAAATGACCACTTACTATATGCAAGACAAGCATGACCATTACCGTTACACTCGAATCAGCAAGCCCCGCGCCTACTGGGAGTGGCTGACCTACGCAGTGGAATGGCTGGTCAGCTGGCATGAGATCAACCCGTGCACGTTCCATCACTGCGGTTGGCGTTTCTGGCACTGGGTGTCCGCATGGGCCTACTGCGAGGCTATGGAAGGTGGCTATATTGCGGAGCAGTCCTATCTTGACTCATATTGCAAGGTGGAGTATTCCGACAATGGCCGTGTGGCGGTCATCCGCGCCTATTGATTCCTGCCGCCTGGCGTTTTCCTCACTTCCGCTGGGCGGCATCCCATACCTATAAACCAAACCAATACTTTTTAGGAGATTATTATGAGCGCCACTATCAAACTTACGTTGAGCGACTACAGCGTCCGAGAACGCTTGGACGGCTGGTGGCGTATCCCTACGGTCGCCCAATACTTGTATTCCAATGGCGAAACCCAACAGTTCATGAACATGCTGGACGAACTGGACGGCGTGGTACACGATACTGAGGCACAGTATGAAGACAGGTTCTCGTTCGATGATTACGCTGATTTTCTTGAGAGTCTGGCACCTGAATATCGCAAGGCGTTTCCCATCGCGCCGGACGGGTGGAAACACAAGGCGGGTGAGATTTACATCTACTGGTAAAAATTCGGATACTATTCTATCCCAATATGGTATATGATTGATACCATCTGTTAACCGTTAAGGAGGTTGTTATGGGTAAGCTGGTAGCCAATATCGATGATGATGTCAAGGCGCGTGCCGCCGCGCTCTACGATTCCATGGGCATGAGCCTGAGCACCGCCGTCAACATGTTCCTACGCCAGTCTCTGGTGGACAACGGGTTGCCGTTCAAGCCGACGCGGCACACGCCGGACGGTTATCCGGTGCCGCCTGTTCACAATGCATACATGTTCGAGCGTTCGGAGAAGGGCCATGTGATACTGCCCGCCGATTGGGATGATTCGGAGGATGATGTCTATGACCAGTACGCCAAATGAACCGCGCCTGTATGACGTGTGGCTGATGTGGGTCGAGTTTCCCGACCATCCCGGTATCGGGAAGCCGCGTCCGGTGGTTATCACCGAGGTTGACGGTGATCTGGTGTCGGGTATCGTGGCGAAGATAACCGGCAACACTGATTGGGATGAGGCCGGTGACGTGCCGCTGCTCGACTGGAAGGCCGAGGGGCTGTTGAAGCCGTCGCTCGTGCGCTGTTCGCAACGCTTCTACTTCAACAGGAGCGAACTGCTGCGATGGTTCGGACGACTCTCGTTGAGGGACGCGGAGCATGTTAACGACGGATTGGAAGCCACGTTGGACATTCCACCATACAGGCGGAGCGTATAGCCGTTATCGTTTTCATGGCCTCATGGACTTGTTCTATGAGGCCATTCTTATAGAAACCATCATTTAGAACCGCATCATAGGGCTTTCTATGGTGCGGTTTTCACATAAATCAGCATTTAGACAGGACTTTAGAACTGTCTATTGTCCCGTTAATCGTTTTACCGAACAATAGAAAGAAGATTTTCCATCATGGATGAAGAAATCGAAGTCTATACGGTCTACATGCGTGTGACGCAGATCGAGACACGTCACGTCACCGCGCCGAAAGGCTTGACGTTCAACCAGTTGAGCGACTGGGTTGATTGTCATGGTGTGGGCGACTTGTTGGACATTGATGAACTGGACAACGATATGGTCAGCGCCGATTACGAGGACGGCTCTCATGTCAAGAGAAAGTGGACGAAATGATAACCGCAATCTACCGTTTCGAGCGTTTCGACCCCGCCACCAACAAAGAATTGTGGCGGCGCATCCCACGCTGGGAGCTGCGTTTCATGTGGCTTCAGGCGTGGCTTAAACACGATAAGGCGGCTCGAATCGGCTACCGGGCGTGGTTGTACGCGCGTGTTTCAGGTGGCGGCGAATGGCTGACCGGCGACATGTTGGACTGGAATCAGGAGGCAATCAATGGACGTTGAACGTATGGAGAAAGCCTTGCACGAGGTTTGGAAATACTACGACGAAGCGGGGGAGACTGGGCAAAACTATGAACTTAACCCGGATAACCTCGCCAAGTTCGCCGCCGACCTATGCAAGGAATACTCAAAAACCTTGATACACTGAAGGCCATAGGACTTGTGGCCTTCTGGGAATTAGCAAAAACCAAAACACAAGAGAGCATGGCAAACGTCACGCCCTAACATTTTTTTCAGGAGGAATATCATGCCTACTCACGTTTCTCAGAACGTCAGGGAACTCAAGGAGCTGGGTCGAAACTTGTACGCGGCCATGAGGTCAGATTTCGAGGTGAACCCGAACGCTTCAGAGCTTCCGATCGACTATTTCGAGCATATCATCGCGTGGTATCGTGACCATAAGGACGATACGGCCATGCTGAACGACGTGATGGAGGCTTGCGGCCGCGCCGGACTATCCGCAAGCGACGTGAACGAACTCCGAGATTACGCGGACACGCTGTTCCAGGCGGGTGAGCTCGATGTTGAGCGCTTGTGGGAGCTGACCTCTGAATCAACGGACGAGTGGGGCAACCCGACGCCAGTGCCGAGCCGGTACGAGGCACAATGAACCTATTGTGGCTGCGGGGCCATGCATTAAGATTCAGTGAATCTTAGTATGAACAATTCATGGCGGAATCGTTAAGACATTAACAGATAATCGGTTATCTGTTATAGAATGGCGATGCTGATAACTGATAACCATAAATGTGGGCCCGATTATACAAGAAAACCCGTGGAACACTCGGAATAGAGTCGTTCCACGGGTTTTTATATATTGAGACTGTTAGAAGCCGCCACTGCCTCTCAATGAAGCACACTAGGGCGGCATTCTCATAAGCCAAGCGTAGTGGTCGCCAAACTGACTGCCACGGCCTTGACCACATCGAATGACGCGCTGCCTACGGTGGCGGCTATCCTCTGCTTGGTTTTCGACCACAGGCTATCGGAGCGTACCGCGTCCAGAAAATCGTTGCCGTCCCAAGTCAACGCCTTGACCGAAGCACGGATAGTACCACCGTTCCATGTGCCGTTGATGTCCGATTCGACCAGTCCCGCGTCGCTCATGATCTTGAAATGGTAGACGATGAGTTGCATGGAGTGGGTTTCATCGACGAACACGCTCGCGTCGACCGGTTCCGTAGCGTCCGCGCATGTTTTCAATATCTTGCGCACCAAGTCCATGTCACGCTTCATCTCTCACCTGCCTAACTCGTTCCCGCACGTCTCTTAACTGTTTTTTAGATCGTGTCTTGTTTTCTTAGGTTCTCCAGCATGGTTTCCGAACAATAGGGGACTGGCTTACGTTTGATCGTGCGCAGCAGCTTCTCCTCGGCCATTGTGCAGCGGCATGGGTTCATCTTGCAGCGTCTGCACACTTGAATGTTCACATGGTCGCCATTCGTGGACGAAAAACAGTACAACATCGACCCGAAGGGAAACTCTTCGGCGGCATTGCCGCCGTCGATGATGAATATGTGTCTCATTGGTGTTCCTCCAAACGGCTCATGCGCCCTCCATGATGATAATGAGCTTTCTCATGTGATAATGAGCTTTCTCATGATTGGCCCTTGGCTTTCCTCGTGTAGTATTCCTCGGCAGACAACAATTCCAGAATCGGAGTCCGCTTATTGGCCTCCAACAATTCCCCCCAGGTCATCCACGAGTACCCGCGTAAGCCCGAATGCCCACTGACCTGATATACGCGCTTATCGTTGTCGCCGTACAGCAAAACGTAGCTATTGGAATAGGCTTTGATGATTTGCGCCCACGTCTCTCCCTCGCCAGTCTGGATACGCGCCCAGTATTCGCCGGGCGAAACCGGTTCTTCAATACGCGGCTTCTTCTTGGGTGCGGGACGGGTGGCGTAATCGAAATCCTCCTTGTAGACAACGAGAAACATTGAAGCCGGTTCCTTTTCGACTCCCAGCTTCCACGTGGCGGAAACACCAACTCCGTCTCCCTCGACCTTAATCATGTTATCCCAATCAATGCGGGACTTGAACTTGTACGTGTTCGTACTGCCCTTGACGTGAATCAGATCGCCGGGCTTCAAGTCCTCCCAATCGACGCGAATCTTCTTGCTCACTTGTATTCCTCCTTGCCGATATCGCTGAATCGTGTGTAAAGCCGGTCGTTCACGACATACGTGTTGTAATCATCCTGTTGGATGTACCACCAACGGTTTTGATGGCCAGCCTTCAAATACTCCTCGCACGTGTGGTCGATGGTGTTGTCAGGGTTGACCTTCTGCCTGAACGACAATTCATCAACCACGTTGCTATCGGCCACGAGACCGGCTATCCGGTCGATACGTTCCGGCGTGAAATCGGGCGTGACCACGTACACGACACGCACCTTCTGACGGTCGAACCATTTGCGGGGCAATGCCAACGCCACGTCATCGGACAAGCTCGTGGGCCGCATGTGATACACCACGCGGCTGAACCTGATCTGCTGCATGACTTGAGCCACGTTGCGTCCGCATTGGAAGTAGCTGGTGTGCATCTCGGTTTCCGTGAGTCGGCCTCCGGCCCTGCGTATCGCCTCCCGGTAGAAGGCGACACGTTTCGATGCTTCCGGCTCGCGCATGGGGAACAGGGGGTCTCCGCCGCCGCTGAAGCTCAGGAACTTCATGGGGTGGTGTTCGCTTTCACGGCTGATGGTCTTCAGTGTGGCCTGCATGTCTGTCACCGGCACGTTCAATCCGGTTTTCTTTACGATGCAGTAGGGGCATGTCCAATGACAGCCGAAATTCGTGATAACCGAATAATGTCCGTTCATTGTGTTTCTCCGATAAGCTGTTCCAGTTCTTTCATGTTGTCCTGCTTGCGTTTCAGCGCATTGCAGCGATATATCCACTCGCCCTTGCGCTGGTAGATGTTGGCTATCTCGTAGTTGCTCAACAGTTCGTTGCACGAGCAGACAAGCTGGGGAATATCCGACTCCGAGTCCGGTTGCACGGTGGGAGTTTCCCCGCAGGCGGGGCATTCGGGAATCGGCTCGTCAATCGTTGTCTTCAATCGTTGGCAACCGGTATTCCACTTCTGAACATCATCGCTTTCAAATAACGGGGCGAATGAGAGGATGCTTTCGCCGTGATCGCACCATTCCAAAAGCCTCCACGTGTCTTTTCCCAGACAGTAGTAGGGGTAGTTGCGGGTGACGCATGTATGCTTCAGTTTGGGTGTGAGTCCGCAGATGGGGCATGGTTCCACTACTGGTGGTTCAGGTTCCGGTTTTTCGACCGGTTCCGGCTCCTCCAAGTGCAATAGTCGTTTCAGCCAGTTCATACGTTCCTCGATTCCATCGACTCGTTGAACGCCTTCTGGAACGCTTCGACACCGGCTTGAACGGCGGTTTGAAGCTGGTCGATGTTGCAGTCCATCCTCACGCTCGCTTGAAAAGTCGCGTTGAGGCCGGGTATCTTCAGATGGGGCACGGCACCGGTCGAATCGATCTTGACGGGAACGTCAACCTTGAAATCAGTCAGCTTCCCTTCATCACAGTTCACGCTGAGCCACACCGACGTGGAATCGTAGAAAACGTGCTTGTTTTCCTCGTTCATTCATCCTCCTCGTCATCATCTGATTCGACGGGCACATGCATCATGTCCTCGGCAAGCGACAGCAATCCACACGTGGTGACCGGCGACTGGTATTCGGGCGTGTATACGCCCAGACGCCACAAATCCTCGTGCATGTCCTGCAACGTGCTGCGGTCAACGATCACGACGTATGGTTTCATGCCGAGAATCGGGGACAACGCCTTGCGTACCCGTGTTTCCATGTCTTCGGTTTCAGTCAACTGATTGTCCTTTCATGGTTTGGGTGAATGCCGTCTGGAATGCATGGATACCGGCTTTAACGGCTTTTTCGACGGAACCGTTGGGCGGCGGCGTCACGGTCACGTGCGCTCGTGGTTGCATGTCTTCGCCTATGAACACGCTGTCCGGTTCCAGTTCGCCCACCACCGGGACTTCCACGGTGAACGTGGCTAGTTGGAGCGCTTTGGAGTACAAGCCCAATTCCACTTCCGTGGTGCCAAGATTGATGCTCATTGAGTAATCTCCCTGTGTCCGAGGAACTTGTTGACGAAGAACGTCTGACCTTTGCCCGTGACTTTCGGTGTCTTGTTGATGGTCGTGTGACCGTCCGAGTGAACCACGGTGGTTTCCTTGATCTCGAACAATCCCAATTCCATAGATTTCTGCGTGGGCATGTTGCGAGAGCTACCGGTTTTCATCAGCCATCCGTTATCCCTCAGCCACGCGAACAAGCGCGTGCCGCCAATATCCACGCCATTGCCCTTCAGGACTTTCGCCAAGTCACCCACAAGGATGCTGGTCTTCGAGGTTTCCACAGCGTCAGCGAACAACGCCTTGGGACGCATCCGTTCGACCTGTGCTTGGGCCTTCTCCTTTTCCGCCCGCTCCTGTTTGATTTGCGTGGCAAGCCGGATAAGGAAGTCGGGTTCGGTGACTGCCTTTTCCAAAGTCGATTCGGTCATGTACGCGCCATGTTTGCGAATCGATGGCAGCACCTCGTGCGTCACTCAGCGTTTGAACTCGCGGGCTTCGGGCTTGCGGCTGCGTAACACGAGGGAGTACAAGCCGGACTCGGACACGAAAACGGGTGCCTTGCCGCCGTTCTGAGCAATGTCCGTACTACGGATATTGGTGATTTCATCGGCATCGAGGTATTCCCGAATATGGTTGGTGGCCGTACCGAGAATGGCGCATACGTCCGCTCCAAGGAACCACGGGTTGCCGTGTTCATCGGTTAGGACACGCACCTGAATGCCGTTGAAGTCGAATGGTTGAATCTGATTGCTCACTTGTCGTCTCCTTCCTTGGATTGGTTTTGCGAAGCCTGCATGATCTCCCACACGTCCGCGTCCTCCGACAGGCCGGACGCGAGACGGTAGAAGTCACTGAACCGGTAAAGCGGATTGCTGTACGCATCCTCGCCCTGCTGAGGCAACTGGCCTCGATGTATCCAACTACGCAAAGTGCTGCGGTTCACGCGCATTCCGCACGCCTTGATGATGTCCAACAGTTCGCCACGGGTTCTCACCGCCTCCGATTGGAGGAGACGTTTCACCCGTTCCGCCCTGATAAGGGCTACCGGCATACTGAAACCGCATTTCGGGCATTTCGCCGTCTCCGCGTCCGCATAGCAGGAAAGCTGGCCCAAGCACTCGTCGGCGGGGCACGGCCCGTACAATACGGTTTCCCCGTCATCGTCCGTGAGGAAACGACGCAGCTTACGGGTCAGACCGTGAACCAGTTCCGCATACACGGGGGTGCTGGAATGCTCCATGAGTTTCGGATGATTGGCGATACGGTGAACCATGTCCGACAGTGGCGTGGACTCGGGCAGGTTGATTTTCAGACTGCGCATCCACTCGTACAAGGTGCCTTGCAAGCCCGGATAACCGTGGTCATCGTCCGCGTACAGCAGATCATGCAGGGCTTCGCGTAACGGTGCGGGCGCGGTGCCGGATTGACCGCCGCCACCGTTCTTGTGCCCGTAGGCGCGGTTGATGCGATACTCGCACAAGTCAGGCAGACTGCGTTCCAACCATCGCAGGTCGCCGGTCAACTGGCTGGCGTGCTTGTCGCACAGGAGATTCAGGTTCGGTTCGACGCCATGTCCGATAAGCATGGACGGCGCGTCGGTGACGATATCCCGCCAGCAACCGTGGTAGCGGCAGAGCCTCGTAGTTTCAGTGGGAAAAGACAATAGTGACCTTGACCTTCGGTTTTTTGAAGGTCTCGGACGTGTCAGCAACTCCCAATTATGCCATCAAACCGGTCATGATTCAGCCGGACGGCGTGTCGCCAGAACCTCGTCCAACGCCACGCCCAAACCCGGATTGAAACCACCACCCTCACGCCTGCGCTTGGGTTTCGCAGAAGGCAAGCGCAACTGGTCACGCGCGGTCAACGCCACTTGTCGAGACTCGTCCGAGGAACGGCCCATCATGCGTTGACGGCGATACAGCCACGCCTGATCTTCCACCAGTCCCAAATGTTCGCACTCCCGGCCTATCTGCGCTTCGGACGGTTTCGCACCGTTGCGCAGCTTGCGGACGATGCCGTTGATGTCGCCGGAACCACACCAGCGACCCGTGCTGTTGTCCGCGTAGAAGCGTCGAACGGCCTCACGCGCCTCTGCTGCCGTGATATCCGAACGCAGTTCCGAATGAAACGCATCAAGCTGAACATCATCCCACTGCGCGTTGCCGTGATGCGCGTTAATCAGCGACAACAACGCCGCCGCCTCACCCTTGCTGAGCATTGAGACCTCCCTGCGAGTATCGGGCACGCTCCTCCTCGGTCATGTACTGCCAGGTCTTCGCCATGTTCGCTTCGAGATTCTGCTGGCTGCGGGACTTGACCGGCTGGACTTGCCGGGCCCTTGGGGTCTCCGGTTTGGGTTTCTCCCAGTTGCGTGCGTACAGTTCCCCGCCGATGAACCGGCTGAACGTCTTCACGAACCGTTCCTCGGTGGCCCCGACATACGCTCGGGTTTTGGCTTCAAGAAACTCGCACGGGTCAGCCTCGCCGGCAGCTCTCACAATCTTGGGCCATTCGATTTCCAACTGCATTCGAGCCTGAGAGGTCTTCCCGTCGAACCTGTTCGTCGGGTAAATACGCTCAAGACTGTCGAGCAGTCCATCGAAGTCAGGCTTTGAGGGGGTAGGGGGAGTTGAATTATCTTTAGATAATTCATTCTGGTGTTCTGGTGTTCTGGTGTTCTGGTGTTTGTCCCGATTCAGACGTGATTCAGCCGTCTGAAAGTCATCTGAATCGGAGGTTTTTACCTCGTTTTTATTTTTACGGTAATTTTCAGCATTGCTTTCACGCTTCTTTTGTACCTGTTCGCGACTGCGATTGTGTATAAGATAATCGTGAATATAGTACCCGTTGTTCCCGTCCGGTTCGATCATGCCGACATTGCACAGTGCCTCAAGTTCTGAATCGGTGATATCCAGCACGTAAAGCGCATCATCTTCACTGATATGACCGTCTGAAAGATTATCTCCGCAGAAGGTAAGCATCATCGTGAACGCACCTATCGCGCTCGGGCATGTGTGCCTGAGTTTTCGCACCTTGCGATTCATGTAGAAGCCGTTGACGAGCTGCACGTATCCGCGCCTTGCCATCGGTCAATCTCCTTTCCGGGCTGGTTCGCGTCCTAGTCGAGGGAGAGCGGGAAGAACGGTTCCGGCTTGTCGAGCTTGTACCCGCAGTAGGGGGCATGTCACGTAATATGTGCCCACAGTCTCGCCGCAGTGGGCGCATTCCACGTATCCGATGCTCATGATTTCTCCTTGACCGGTTTGCAGTTGTGTGGCGCTTGTGAGATTCTGCTGGTCTGGCATGCGTATGATCGGCTGCCGTCGCGGAGGATGATGGTGTTCGCCGTTTCTTCAGCCCAGCCGAGATAGGCAACGAGGGCGAAGAACAGTACGGAGAACAGTACGGCGGCGGCGATGGCGAGTGTTGCGGCCTTGCCAATGCAACTCATTCGTTTACCGCCTTCCGCGCCAGTGCGAGTAGTTCCTTGGCTTGTCGGATATATTCCTCATGGAAGCCGGGAATCTCACCGGCATAATTCCATGCGTCATCCTCGTCTTTCGCCGCGTAGCTATCGACGCCATCCCATTTGCAGCTGTTCCAGCAGAGCCGTCTCGCCACGGCCTCAATCTCTGCATTCGTGGGTGGTGCGTTGCGGCCACGCAGGTAAGCTTCCTGCAAATCGTCCGTGTCGCAGTAAAACTGTTCCTTGACATGCGTTCCTTCCCAGTAGCGGGTCGGATACGCCTTCTCAGCTTCATCATCCGCGATGCTCATTCCCACATCTCCGTTTCGTCGTTCCTGTAGTTCTTGCCTTTGCTTCTGTTTATCCCGCCCCATACGCCTTGCAACGGGTAGCCGTTTATCCGTGCATGTTCCGCCGCGTGGCGGGGAAGAACAGGTCAGGGTCCATGTCCCGGCAAGCGGCCTTGTCACGCCAGTCGCCCATCTCCGGCCTCCCTCACATCGGGGCTTATCGCGTCGTCCCTGTATGGGGTAGCCACGCCCGCGCAGCCGGGACAATAGCGGAAATCCGGTTTGATTCGGTTGCCCTCGATGGTGAACCAGTCACGGCTCATGGACTGGCCGCATCGGGAACAGTCGAAGCTGCTGTCCGGGTCGATGAGGCTCGGCCCGTTCACGTCATCCGGGTTCTCGTTGGTCATGTCCGGGCGGAAGACGACTCGCTGATGGATCACAAGCGTGGACATGTCGGTCAACGGCGCGGTCTGCTCATGGTTCTTGAGTTTCGTCCGGTACTCGTAGACCTGTTGGCGTGACACTCCGGCGCGCTCCGCGATCTGCTTCGGCGTCAACTCATCCTCAGAGATAAGCCTCAGCAGCGTGCCCAACGTCTCGGCGGAGAGCTTACGATATCGGCGGGTCCCGCTCATCGTCTACCTCTCTCCACCAGTTGTGACAGCATGGCGGTGGTATCAGTCCTGCTCATTTCGTGTCCTTCCAATGTTTTTCACGCCAGTCGGCTACAGCCTTGCGGTCTTCGTCTGTTAATCCCTCATGGCACTTGAACATGACAAGGCTGAGCGCGAACTCGTAGCCTTCGCTCCACTTGTCAGGCACGCCATGCACATGGTTCTCGTCGAAGAGGTAACGGCAGTAATCATGCAGTTCGTCAATCGTCATTTCGCGTCCTCGCTTTGCTTGGTGGTTTCGGTTTCAGGTTCCTCCCATGGGACTGCCAGCTTCACGTGGCTGTTCATGATCGCGATGCGAGCCGGATCTTTAAACCACGTAATGCCTTCGGCATAATCCACGTATCCGCAAGCAAGCCCATAAATCCCGTCACAGCGTTCCGCCCATCCGCTTTTCAGGTAGTATGTTTCGTTCGTATCAAGTTCCACGCGCAGACCCATGTCATGCGGGAGGAGTTCTAACACACCGTTCATTTCTCGTCCTTCCTCTTGTAATATCAATCGGCGATGCGAACGCCGTCACATGGAATGTGATGCAGCTGGTCCCCACTCGTATTTCTTCTCTCATTACCGTCTCCCTGGTTTCGGTGGTTGCTCCATGTATTTCTCCAGCATCCAGTCGGGCAAATCCTCCCTTCCAATGCGTTCGATAATCTGGTTCAATGCTTCAAACGATTTGATGCGTGCCTTCCAGAATTTCGTATGATCCAGGTCATTTCCTGTCCCTTTCCCAAATGTTCTCAACCATTCCGCACCACTTATCCCATGCTTCCTCTCTCGTATCGGCATAAGGGGCTTCCAAGTGGGTGCAGAAAAACATGTAGCGGCCTCTCCATTCGAATATGAGCGGGACACATCCGTAGAGGGGGCAGCAGTGCCGAATCTTCGATGCTAGATTGAACATGTTCGTCTCCTTAAATCTCGTATGAAGTTGTGGCGGCTTCGCCAGTCCGAGGGCGTGCCGCTCGTCGCCGTGAGCAGCACGCCGTCATCGAATATCTTCCAGTGGCCGCTGCCGGCGCGTACCACCGTGTAGCCGTGCGAGGCTATCCAATGCATGAGTTTGCGGTCATCTCCACGCGCGGTCATGCTTTGAGCCTCATCTTCAACGCGAGACCGTTCTCATGCACGCCACCGTTGTCGAAGCCCATGAAACCGTTGAACAGTTCGTATTCGAGCAGGGCGGTGTCCACGCGGAACTCGTCATACCGATGATTTTTGATGCGGTCCATGACAAGCCTCATCGATGCGGCCGTATCCCTGCGGTCGGCCTGTATCGGAATGAGATACGGCCAAAGATTCCATTCGCCCGAATGATCGTTCAGCCAATGGGCGAAATCAACGAGTTTCCTATCTTCCATCATTTCCCCTTAGGAGCGTTCCCTCACGATATAGTCCGGGTGTTCCCGGCAATAGTCGTATATCAGTTTCAACCATGCGATGGCGCTGTCCACGCTGCCCCAATAGTTCGGCGGATTGTATTTGCCGCGCAAAACATACAATGGTTCCAAGTAGATGTCTTTCAACGCCTTGTCGATACGGGCTGCGGCCTCCCCGGCCGTCAACCCGTCCAGGTCATGCTTAGGATGGACCTTGTAATCGGTGAAAAACGCGGATAGATTATACGTGTAGTTGAGATAATGGCCATGAGCGGTCCGCACATGTTCGCCGTCCCGTTCGCATACGTCAAACCATTCCGGTTCCGGCACATCCTTGTCCACTATGAACAGGTCGTAGCTCATTCTTCGTCTCCTTCGATGATTCCATGTCCTGCTATCAATGCGAGGGTCTTCAAGTCGGTAAGCACGGGCTGGTTGTCCATGCTTGACAACGTGTTCAAGCCGAGACCCTTCTGCTTGAACACGACGAACCAGTAAGGTGCGTCCGCGTTACCCGCCTCGGTGCGACCCTCCTGCATCCACTCCTTGAGTCTCCCCGTATAGGTGCTGTAGTTTTTGCACTCCAATACGACCGGCTGGCCGTGGATACGCAGACCGGTGATATCGCCCTGGTCTTTCGTCCCATGCAACACTTCACGGTGTATCGTCTGCTCGCTGTCACCCAACCGGGCGCGCAAATAGTTGACCACCTTGGATTCAAGCAGTGTGCCTTTGGCTTTCTGTCGGCTCATTCGTCCATCCACCATTCAGTCGGGTCATTGTGAAACTGGCAGTCCACGCAGTCCCCGAATACGTTCAAGATTCCTCCGCAGTACGGGCAATGCTCATACTGGACGGGCAGATAACTCGGTCTCATAATCAGAACTCCGGGTTATCTCGTAATCGTTTTTGCACGTCCCCGCGCATCTGCTCGATCACATCGACCCGAAGTCCGGTAGCCAAGCGAATCTCCTCTGCCGGACGGTTCGAGTCTTCAATGAGCATCTGCCATGCCCTACTTGCCGCTTTGCTCAACATGAGCCTCCTTCGCCAAGTCGGTGCCGACCCGCACCCGGTAGTCGGTGATGTTCCAGGTCAGATGGTTCAGATGCCAGACGGTGAGTCCAAGAAAAAGCAGCAGATAGAACGCTTGGACGATGCTCGTCATATAATTCCTTGACATGAGGCCCACCGCGAGCCAGAACGAGCAAAACACGTCCCACGCCAAACACCAGTACACGGACCATAATCCGGGTTTGCTGCCGTCACGTCGTTCGTAAACCGTGACCATATCCTTGTCACTCATTTCGATTCCTTCTTCTGCTCCTGTTCACGCCACCCCATACGCCTTGCAATGGGTAGCCGCTGATTCTGTCGTGTTCTGCCGCGTACTGTGCGCATTCGCATATCACCGGACATTGGGCGCAGACTTTGAGCGCCAATCGTTCCTCGCTGGACGTGGTGGGAAAGAACAGGTCCGGTTCCATGACACGGCATACGGCCTTGTCACGCCAGCCGCTCATTTCACGCCACCGGACGCGGGGTCGATAAGCTCGCACGACATGGCGTCGATATGCTCGCCCGTCTTGGCTTCGAGGCAGAGCCGTTTCACATCCCCGGTGGTTTCGACATGTTGGATGATGGTCTGTTCCGGCGTCGGGTTCATGACCGCGTAGGCGGTGAGGCCGATGACGGCCAGCACCATCGCGACGCTGACGGAGCTGACGATGATGAAGACGAGCCCGATGGTTGATTCCACGGTCCATGACGGCTTGCGTTGCATGGTTTGCCTCCTGTAAATCTCCGATAGTGTTTCGATGCCGTCGCGTACTGCCGTCCGCTCCGTGGCGGCGATGATGACTCGCGTGGCCCTATCCGCCTCATGATGAGTGTTGGGATTGCTGCGGCAGCGGACAAGCCACACATGGGGCAGCAGCCGTGTCACACGGACACGGCCCCGCCAGTTCTCATAGTCGAGGCTCATGATTCCTCATTGAGCGTGGCGACATATGCGATGGCCTTGCGTTCACGCTTCGCATACCTCTCGCATTTGCGCTTGAGACGTTTGAGGCTCATGGCGTACAGGGACTCTCTGAAGTTGCCGTCCTCGTAGATTTTGGCTCGATAATGGCCGAAGGTGCCTTCCGCGCTGAATTGCACAACCAAATGGTCTGTAAGCTGAATCTCGTTCATGCGTTTTCCTTTCGATATGGGTTTGGCGTGTATTCGGGCGGTTCCTCGCCGGGCATGGGGTTCATGTTCTTGAGGGCTTGGATATATCCGTTCTCCCATGCCTGTTCGGCTATCTGCCGGTCGTGTTCGTCTATGGCGGGTTTGAAAGCCGCCAGCAACAGGTCTTCGCTGTACAACTCGCCTTGTTCCCAGACGGAATCGCAAGCCATGCGCAGCAGTTCCCTGAAATCCTCGGGAATATAGTCTGGATGAATTGTTTCGTCGTGTCCGCTCATTGTCCGCCTCCCATTTCCTTCTCGTGTGCCATGATTTCCACGTCATTGGCGAGCATTCGCAGTATGCCGGCGAGCGTGCCATACGATTCGGCGGTCGGATACACCGACTTGCTGATGTACACATCCCATTTGTCGGAGTCCTGATGGTTGTCCGCCTTGAGGATGATGAGTGGGGTGTCGTCGATGAAATGCCCATCTTTCATCCCTCGAATCTTGAGCATCAGGCGCACTGAATCCGCCTGTTCACTCGTGTTGCCCAGAATATCCAGCGTGCTCATCGTCTGCCTCCCAGACTCTCGTAGATCAACCGATAACGCTTGTCCCCGTTGCACATCGCATTCCAACGACGGATGGCGGCGGCGAGCATCATGTCTTTCGGCCACTCCCACTCCACTGCGGGCTTCGACTTCAACGCGAGAGCATACGGCTTATACCTGCATCCGCCGCACCGGAAGACCAAAGCGGACAGATAATGCTGCTCCTCCCATTTCGCCTTGACCTTGCCCCCGCATTTGGGACACGGGCTAATTTTGTGAAAACGCATCAGTCCATCCTTTCGTCCAACCATTTGATGTCCTCCCAGATCGAGGGCATGACCTGATCGAGAGCGCCACTACTGCTCAATGCCCATACAGCGCCGTAGTTGGTGCGCTCCCGCACCGCCGTGACATAACCTTTGTCCGGGTAGACGCGGGATTCCGCAATCCAGTGGAACGGGAGCATCCCCTTGCGCAGAATCAAAGTGAAACGTTCATGGCTAACCTTGATGAAGCTCCTCATGTCGCTCATTCCTCCGTTGCCTTCATCGGGTAATTGATGTCCACAAGCAACTGTGTGTAATAGCTGAGCGCCTTCACGAGTTTGAACGGCTTCTGCGTCTCCGGGACTCTGAACGGTGGCTCGTACTCCCACCATTCGCTGCCGTCGTATTCCTCGCGGCGCAGGAACCCGCCATCCGTGAACACCACGACCAGATCGGCGGCTATCTCCTGAGAGCCGTAGTCGTCGTCGTAATCGATGTCAAGCACCGGTTCGGCCTGACTCCACGGAATTCCCAGCTTCTCGTCGCGGGAGCCGACGAATCGAACGTCATCGGTCGAATGCCCGCTTCGTGATATCGCACTCTTGGTTTCACCTAAAAGATTCATTCTTCCGTTGCCTTTCCTTGTATTGCCTTGACTGCGAGTCGCATGGCGTCGTAGTATTCGGCCCTCAACGCGCAGTCAGAATCCCATTGAGGGTAAGAGTCGGGCTTCAACGCCTCGTAGAACGCTTTCGCCCCGGCTACGATTTCCTCGTTCGTGGGCCGGCGCGTGGCTCCGGCGATAAAACCGGCCTCGTATTCCTTGCCCTTGGTCGTGCCACGTATTTCCTCGGGGGATAGACGGACAACTCGTTGGAGGACAGCCCACTTCGCCTCACTGCTGATGATGCTCACAGTCGACCTCGTTCCTGATTGCGAACAAGGCAATCATCCATAGACTGAGCAAGTTCCTCGTCGGTGATGTCGAACGCGGTGATCAGGTTGCCGACCGTCTGCAACACGTCGGCGAGCTCGCCGAGCATGGCTTGGCGGCGCTGGTCGCGCACGTAACCTATCCATCCGGCTTTCGCCTTGTCCCGGTCATCGCCGAGCTCGCCGCCCACGTTCACCCCGAAGCAGGCGAGGCAGTTCGCATGATCATCGAACTCCCGGCCAATGCCGCTCGGGTCTGTCGGGTCGTTGGCTTTCAGGTATTGTTTCCCGGCCTCCACCATCTCCGCCGCCTCCTCAAGCGTCTTCAACAACAGCCACTTGTCGGGCGTGAGACGGCCGAAAGATTCAACCGGAGGCAATTTGACGATACGATTGCTCATGCTTCCACCACCTTGGCCGGACGGAACGGGGCCGCGTTTAGAACCTGTACGCTATCCGGCGAGAACCACGCGCGCGTGAAACACCAGTCATCAGCGCCGATGCATGTCATCTGCACGCTGCCATCACGCATCGTCCACGTGTTATCGTCCTTGTCCAACCACAGGCCAGGCTCGTCGGGCAGTCTCAGCTTCAGACGGAGAGCGTAGGCGAATGACTTAGAGCCAATACACTCTCTCACCTCACCCTCGATGCTGACTCCGAAAACGGGACGCCCACGCCTCGGATCAACGCACCAGATGTCATAGCGGTTGCCGCTCTTGGCGACAAAGATATCGCCCGCGTGCACGTCCTCGATGTTGTCGATACGCTCGTACTCGGGGTCATCCACCAATTCGATAGACTCGATGTCGGCTTCCGGGACGAACAGGTCATCGCCCATTCCTAGGGTGAGAACGTAAGCGCTCTTAATATCGCCGTTTTTGTCAGCTACGCCGGTTGCTACGTCCCCGTTCTTGAACGTGACCTTGATATGTAGTCCGGCCATCTCCTTGCAGGTCTTGCCTGCCCAGAATGGTTTCTCACTCATTGACAGCCTCCTTGGCTAGTTGTCGTTTACGTTTCCGCTTCGCCTCATACTGGGCGTATTTCTCGGGATGCTCCGACCTCCAACGGCGATGGTATTCAGCCATCTCACGCTGATGGGCGGCGGCATACTTACGAGCCGAAGCCCGAGCCTGAGCCAAATGCTTTAACCGGTACCGGCGTGCATACTCATTACGTTTCTCACGATTACGAGCGTTCCGCCGATTCGCCAGATCACGCAGATGCTGCGCATACTCGGGGTCGGTTCGACGCCGTTCCCTGACACGACAGTTCCGGCACATGCCATCCTTGCCGACCCGGCACATGCCACCGCACCAATCGCATTTCGGATGACGTTCAGTTATCAGGCCGGACAGTTCGCCGCCGTTCCGGCAATAGTCGATGAACTCCTCATCGGTCATGTCATCAACGTTCACAGCCACACCTCCCCATTAGTGAACCTGCGGAACAACACATGGTCGAGCTTGTACAACGCCCGCCAAAACTGCGGGTCACGGCAGAACAGAATGAACAACAGGCTTACTGCTTCGGCGGTTCGCATCGCGTCCAACCTCCCTTATCGTCCAGAAGCACCCAACCATGTTGGGCGGTGAGAATCGGCACCAGTTCGGGGTGATCGTTGAAACCGCTCACGATGTACCCCAAGCTCATGGCCTCACGCGGATGGGCGTGAATCCACCCATGACATCCCGTATCGCCACTCCCACACGCCAAGATGAGGTTCGACGCCTCATGCAGTCCCGGCCACTTGTGTGACCGGAGTCTGCGATGATGCCGGCTGAAACCGCTCCAATGGAATGGTTTGCCGCAGCGGACGCACCGGTATTGGTCGCGTGCGTCCACCAAATCCTTGACGTGTTGGGACGGGTTAGATCTGCCCATTTCCGTATTCGTCCTGGGGTTGGCTCCACGGGTCCGTAGGCTGCTGATACTGCTGTTGCGGTTGCTGGAATCCCTGTTGCGGCTGCTGGAATCCTTGCTGATACTGCTGCTGCGACTGTTGGAAACCAGACTGCTGGGCCTTGGGTTTCGCGCTCAACACCGCAATGGTGCGGGCCGCGACATCCCAATTCTCATACCGTTTCCCATCCTTTTCCGACACTCTTTTGGACAAGCTGCCGTTCACAAGAACCTTCACGCTCATGTTCGGCTGGGACTTCAACTGGCGAACCTGATTCAAAGCATCCTTCGCCTGATTCGACAAGGGACGCACACCATAGAACTGAGGCTCCTTGTCAACCCACTGGTTCGTGTTCTTATCCGTGTAACCCGGATGGACGCTGACGTTGAGAATACTGGAATCCTGAAAATCCTTGATCTCTCCCGCATATCCGGTAAACTCGATGCTTGGTTCTCCGGCCATTACGCATTCCTCCTGTAATTGTTCGTCTTGTGTTTCTCCATGGCCCGCCTGTTGCAGACCAGCATGTGTGATTGGGCTCCGGCGCAATCAACGGCACCGCATGTGGGGCATTGGGGGAGCGTGATCTTGTCCCCGTGAGCCCACAGGCATCTGGTGCACTTGCAGCCAGGTTTCGGTGTGAAGCTCACTGGAGGGCAGGCTCCTTCTCCTTGTTGCGGTTGTACGATTCGATGAATGTGGCCGCGTCCGATTCAGACAGTTTCCCGTAGACCACGTTGCGTTGCAGCACGCTGCTGATGAAACCGTTCTCCTGACCATCGGGAATACGCATGGTTTGGAGAATCCGGTCAATCGTCTGCTGCTGCTCGTCGGTCATGCCCTTGGTGGAACGCTTTTTGTAGCCGCTCGTCTCACCGTCATCATCCGTGGTCGCCAGTCCGAACGCGCCGCAAGTGCTGTAGCGTCGCGCATACGTCAATGCGGAACCGAGGGCCTGCATGACGCTCATGCCACGCGAATCACCCACCTCGACCGGGATAAGACAATTACTGGCAATCCACTTGTCCGTGCCCTTCTTCCTGACGGCCGTATCCACATACAGGCGTCCGTCAACCAACTGGGTCGGCCATTGCAGGTCGAAACCCTGCTCGTCCACATAGTTCACGACCTGAGCCAGGGTCGCATACGTGCCACGACCGCCCCGAGCGTCCTTCTTGATTACCGCCATGATTCAATCTCCTCCTCTTCCTCCAACAGCTTCCAGTCGGGGAACACGACATCCTGCGGGTATTTAGGCAACCCGTAGGCCCTCATGGCCTCCAACGGGTCCTCCGTGTTGTCACGGAACCATCTGATGCCCTGCAAGGCGTGGTTTATCTTCGGTTCCGCCAGTTCGGTGATGATGGGCGAATCCTCCTGAATCTCGTAGCGCATCCAGTCGAACGGCGGGTTCTTCTCCTGCACGACGAACTCGAAACCCAACGGCCCCTTATATTCGGGCATCGTCAACCGGTAGAGACGCATGTAGAACGCGGCCTGAATGTGATACCCGTACTGCCAGCAGGAACGCTCGAACTCGTCCGGCGACTTCACCGTGGTCTTGTAATCACGGATACGCAGCACACCATCCGGGTCGGGAGTGGACGGCAACCAGTCCGCCTTGCCCTTAATCAACAATCCGGTATCAGGGTCGGCGGCGATCATCGCCACCTCCGGCTGACCATCCAGCTTCGTGAAGAAATCTCCAACCATGTCCCGCATGGCCTCGACCTTCTCCACATCATCGGGGGAAAGCCATACGATATCCTCGCCCTCATGCAGTTTCAATGTCTCCGCATACCTGGCTTTGCCTTCCTTGGTGCGTAGGTTCGGTTTCACCAGCACCTCGGGGCCACTGCCCAATATGAGACTGTGAGCCGCCTTCCCGAACTCGAACTGGGGGGAGGACGAATGCTCGCCGGTCAGATACTGCGAATACGCCAACGGGCTGACCAGATACTTCTTCAACGCGGTCTGGTCCACCGCGTCAAACGCGAAGTAATCGTCATCGGTCATCTGCTCGACGGTCAT